TATTCGGTACTATCGTAGCTAAAGAATTTGTTAGCGTTCAGCCAATGAACATGCCTTCAGGTCTTGTATTCTTCTTGGATTTCCAATATGGTAACACTAAGAATCCTTTCACTGCTGGTCAATCATTGTACGGAACTAGAGACACTGCTTCTCAATTCCCATTCTCAACTCCAGCCGCTGCTGGTGGTTTGTATGGTGGTCCAGAAGGTCGTTTCACTTACGCTACTAACCAATTCTCAGCTTCTGTTCCTTTCACAGGATCTATCGGAGGTGGTACTTTACCAACTATCGCTGCTGGAACTGGTTCTATCGTTACCGCTTCTTGGGCTGACTTGAATTTCGATTCAGATTATTCAGCTTCTGTAGTTGCTAACGGTATTTACAAAGTAACTGTAGCTACTGCTTCTGTATTAACTTCATTCGATCAGGATGCTGTTCGTGGTTTCGTAGTTTCAGGTTCAGCTGATGGTGGTGCTTTCGCTCCAGCTAACTTGTTATCTCAATTCACTACTTACAACTACACTGCTGGTACAGTTTCTTTCTACTACACAGCTTCTACTACAGCTACTTGCTCTGGTTCATTCACTGTATTCTATCAGAAGTCAACTTCCCAAGATGGATTGAATGTAACTTCAGGTAACAACGGTGGTTCTGGTTTAGTATCTGGTCGTGGTGATTTCGAAGCTGATGGTGCTTTCTCAGTACCTAACGCTGCTTCTGCTTCTCAAATCGTTATCCCTGAGATCAACGTTAAGATGCAGTCACAAGCTATCACTGCTAAGACTAAGAAATTGAAAGCTGTATGGACTCCTGAGTTCGCTCAAGACTTGTCAGCTTACCAAAACATCGATGCTGAAGCTGAATTGACTAACATTATGAGTGAGTACATTTCAATGGAAATTGATATGGAAATCTTGGATATGTTGATCGAAGATGCTGCTGCTGCTACTGAGTACTGGTCAGCTAATAACAACGAAGTTATTAACAACGCTGGAACTGCTTTCACTACAGCTGCTTCTCCATTCTACAACACTCAAGGTCAGTGGTTCCAAACTTTAGGAACTAAGATCCAGAAAGTATCTAACAAGATTCACCAATTAACTTTACGTGGTGGTGCAAACTTCTTAGTAACTTCTCCAACTATCGCTACTATCTTGGAATCAATCCCAGGATTTGCTTCTACAAACAACGGTGATGCTGCTCAAGAAGAGTATGCATTCGGTGTACAGAAAGTTGGTTCAGTTAACGGTCGTTACAAGGTTTACAAGAACCCATACATGACTGAAAACTTAATCTTAATGGGCTATAGAGGTTCACAATTCTTGGAAACTGGTGCTGTATTTGCTCCATACATTCCATTGATCATGACTCCATTGGTTTACGATCCTGATACCTTCACTCCTAGAAAAGGTCTCTTGACTCGTTACGCCAAGAAGATGTTACGTCCTGAATTCTATGGTAAGATTTACGTTAGTGGCTTGAACACTTTGTAATCTAATCCAAACGGATAAACATTAAAAGAGCCCCGCGAAAGCGGGGCTTTTTGTTTTTACTGTTATATTTATAATTATATGTTTAATATATTTGAGGAGTTAACTTGGCAACAATTTAGTAAATTACCTAAAATAGCTAAATTATCCCTTAATGAACAAATAACATATTATAACCAATATATATCAGATTTATCTATAGCGAGATTAAATTGGATAGATTATCAAAATAAAGGACCTCGTATTCCTACAATTCAAAATATTGGATTGTTAGCTCAAGAAGAGTTTGATCCTGTTGATAATGATTATTTTTTAATTCTTCAAGAAGATGGATCTGGAATTTTTGTAACAGCTTTAATATAACATGCCAAATTTACCAATATCAGGATTACCAACAGGTAATACTTTAGACGGAACTGAACTATTTGCTATGGTTCAAGATGGAGTAACAAAACAAACATCTTTAAATTCACTTTATACTAGTTTATCTAGTAATTATGGTTTATTTAATCAAACAGGTGATAGTACTCCTGTTTTAGGTAATGCCCCAACAGGTAGTTTAATAGATGGAGGTGCAGGTACCTTATCAGTTCCTGCTAATGGATTTAAAGTAGGAGATGCTTTTACAGCTAATTTTCATGGTAAATTAACTGCTGTACAAAACCACACTCTTGAAATCCATATTGAATCAGATGGTACAAATCTTGCAGACACAGGTGTTATTACTATGCCTAATGTCACTAATAAGGATTGGACATTAAATATAGATTTTTCAATTAATGCAATTGGAGCAGCTGGAGTAGCTGAAATTGCTTCTGCAGGTACATTTACTTTTAGAACAAATTCTGCTGGTGATGTTGTGACTGAAATTTTTAGTTCTGTCAATAATACTACCTTTGACACTACTATAGATAACACATTAGTAGTTAAGGCAATCTGGGCCAATTCAAACGCAAGTGATTCAATTTACTCTCGAATCTTTACTCTAAGAAAAACATACTAATTTGTTTTCACAATATTTATAATAAACAATAAGTTTAACTAATGTTCTTAAACAATGGCATCAAGACCACACACCGATGAGGTGCATAGACAACAACGAGTGATAAAAAATCCTATTAAATTCAAAATTCAATTAAACGAAGAACAAAAATTAGCTAAAGAAGAAATATTAAATAATACATTAACTCTTTTAGCAGGTTCCGCCGGTTCAGGTAAAACGTTATTAGCTGTTCAAGTGGCTTTAGATGGTCTCATAAGAAGACATTATGAGAAAATTATCATTACAAGACCAACAGTATCAAAAGAAGAAATTGGATTCTTACCAGGTGACTTAAGAGAAAAAATGGATCCTTGGATTCAACCTATCTATCAAAATATGTATGCTTTATATGATAAAGATAAAGTAGAAAAATTAATTGAAGATGGCAAAATAGAAATTGTACCTTTAGCATTTATGAGAGGTAGAACATTCTTAGATGCTTGTATTATTGTAGATGAGGCTCAAAACGTTACCCACGAGCAAATGGAAATGATAGCTACCCGTATTGGTTTACGAAGCAAAATGATTATTTGCGGAGATGACCACCAGGTAGACTTAAAAGCAAAACGTGATTCTGGTTTTAGATTCTTATACACAGCCGCTCGTAAAGTTAAAAATATGGCAGCAATTACTTTAAAACAAAATCATAGAGACCCGATTGTATCAGACTTGATAAATATTTATGAAGAAGCAGCAGAAAAAGGATTAACTTTAGGTACATCAGGAACTAACGGAACTTCAAAAAGATAGAACGTTCCCATATCCTTTTAATATTTATAACTAAAAGGTATGGCAACTTTTACTTCCCAAATATACGAAATTTTAAGTTTAAACGGAGACGATGTAGGATCTTCTGTAGTTAATACTATTACTAATGTTAATTATGTTGATAATAGAATCTTAAGTGTCCCATCAGGATCAGTAACAACTTTATTTTCATTTGATTCTGTACCGGGAGCCGGTACTTTTGTAACAAGTAGTGTAAAATATGTTAGAGTAACAAACAATTCTACTACAACTCCTATTCAATTAATTATATCTTCTTCAACAGAAGCTATGAGTTATTTAATAACTACTGGAAGTTCATATATGATGTCTTCAACCCAAATGACTGGAAGTACAAGTGGTTTATCTTTTGATAGTATTAAATCTGTAAAAGTAGAACCATCTGGAAGTTCTGCAAGTATAGAATATTACATAGTAACAACCTAATAAATTATGGCATCTACAGTAATTCCAATTTGGCCCGGCTCAGCATCCTTTGTTCAAGTATCTGCTTCTTATTATGGAACAGGTACGTGGCCACCTCCTACCCCATTTGGGTTTTATGACAATGATACCCAATTCCAAACCGATGCTAACAAAGTTTCTAACTTTTGTGCTTTGCACTTAGGTTATCCTATTGAAAACGTCGAATTACAAGATATTAACTTTTTTGCTGCTTTTGAAGAAGCAGTAACTGTATATGGAAATGAATTGTATGCTTTCCAATTAAGAGATAATTACTTATCTTTAGAAGGTGCTTCTGATAGAATTGATGTAAATAATTCTGTATTTACTCCTACAATGGCTTCTATTGTTAGATTATCTCAACAATATGGTGAAGAAGCAGGTGTTGGAGGTAATGTAACTTGGTATAAAGGTAGATTAACCCTAGTACCAGGCCAACAAAAGTATGATTTAGCAGCTTGGGCAGAAGCCGAAGGTATAACCGGAGGTATAGAAATTAAAAATGTTTGGTATCAACCACCACCCGCAGTTAATCAATTATATTCTACTTCTTTACTAACTGGACAAGGTGGTTTAGGAGGTGTTCCTGCTGCTGGTTTATATGGATTTGGATATGGATATGCTAATTATTTAATGATGCCTACAAGCTTTACTATGCAAAACATTCAAGCAATTGAAATGCAAAACCAAGTAATGCTTTCAAATTATACTTTTAACATTGTAGATAATGTACTATCAGTATTCCCTGTTCCAGGAACAGGATTTGCTGATGATGGAATTGATGGTGGAGCTAATTTATATTATGGTGAATATTTAATATTTGACTTTATTAAAATACAAGATAGAATTGATGCTGCTTTTGCAAACGGTACAAACAAAATTACCAATACATCAGATGCTCCTTATTTAAATCCAACTTATTCTAAAATTAATTCAATTGGTAGAAGCTGGATATTCGAGTACACTTTAGCTAAAGCTAAAGAAATGCTAGGCTTAACTCGTAACAAATACTCTCAAATTCCTATTCCAGGAGCTGAAGTAACACTAAATGGTGATTCTTTAGCTACACAAGGTATTACTGAACAAGAAACTTTAATTACAAGATTAAGAGAATATTTTGATCAAACTTCTCGCCAATCATTACTTGAAAGAAGAGCAGCGGAATCAGCAGCACGTGTACAAGAAATCAACCAGGTACCAATGACAATTTTTATAGGATAATATGGCACTATACGGACAAATGAGGGATATTAGTATGTTTCGATTCATGAATCGTGAATTGATGCATAATATTATTTCTCAACAAGTAGTATATTATAAATGTAATGTTGGTGAAACAGTAACTAATATGTATGGTGAAGCTTCACAAGGTAGAATATTTAATGAACCTTTACTTATATTCTCTTTAATTGATAGATCAGGACAAACATCACCAATTTTAGATGAACAGATAGGATTTAATTGGCCTATAACTTTTAGATTTCTAAGAGATGATTTAGTAGATGCTAATTTAGTTCCTGAAGTAGGAGATTTCATAATGTGGAGTAATGGATATTGGGAAATTGATAACACAGAAATTAATCAATTATTTGTAGGAAAAGATCCACAATATCCTTATTTAGATGATAATGATAATAACCCATACGAAACAGACCTAGGAGAATTCGGTTATAACGTATCAGTTATATGTTCTGCCCACTATGTACCAGCTGATAGAGTTGGTATAATAAATCAAAGATTATAATGCCAATAAACGGAAGAAAACCAATACCAGCAACCCAAAAAGAGTTAAGTATAGCTCAACATGTTCCTTCTTTTCCTCAAGAAGGCAATCCTAACTTATCGTTAGATACAAAAAATAGAGCGTTACAAACCTCATTTAAAGGTGATAACACAAAGCCCTTTAGTATAGGCATACAAGACATTGATGAGGCTATTTTCTATTATATGAGAAATGTTATTAAGCCTTTTACAGTTCAAAATGGCCAAAGAGTAGAGGTTCCTGTGTTATATGGAGATCCTGAAAAATGGAAATCCTATCAAAAAGATGGTTACTTAAGAGATTTAAAGGGTGCTTTAATGGCTCCTTTAATTATGTTTAAAAGAACAAACATTGAAAAAAATAGGAGCATTGCTAATAAATTAGATGCTAACTCACCTTACAATTATGGTGTATTTACTAAAAAATACAACCCTAAAGAAATATATGATAATTTTAAAGTATTAAATAACAGAGCACCATCTAAAACATATTATGCTGTAGTGATGCCTGATTATTTAACTGTCACTTACTCATTTATAGTTTTTACATACTATGTAGAACAACAAAATAAAATAATTGAAGCTATAGAATATGCTTCTGACTCATACTGGGGAGATCCAGAACGTTTTAAATTTAAAGCTATGATAAATTCTTTTGGTTTTCAAACAGAATTAGCAGAAAGTAGTGAACGAATTGTTAGAAGTACATTTGATTTAACATTAAACGGATATATAATACCAGATACAATTCAAAAAGACATGAACGCAACTAAAAAATACTCTGAAGGAGCAAAAGTAATATTTTCAATTGAAGCTACAAATAATCAAGATATTTTTGATGGAAATACAGAAGGTGGAAGAATTGTAACTGAAGATCCAAACGCTAAAAGAGCTTCAAATAGATCAACCTCAGTCGGATAAGGCCAATATTTATAGTAAACAATAATGGCTAAAGTTAGATTCCTTGATCAGGTACCAGTAGGGGTTTTCCAAGCGGATACAGCAGGAAGTGGTAATGGTACTATTGATATATATTATACTGGGTCACTAGTTAAATCTAGTGCTCCTTTTATTAATTTTACAGGCTCAGTTGATGCTTATACAGATATTATTTCTTCAACAGAAGGAGTAACAGTCTTTATATCAGGTTCAGGTATAGGTTTCCCATTTTCTGGTTCAGCAGTAATTACCGGCTCATTAGTAATCTCTGGTTCTTCCCAACCTATTATAATTCAAACTTTACCATATGAAGCTAGTCCTTCATATGTTGTAACTTATATACCTGCTACTGGAGAAGTAGAATATTCTGATATGCCTTCATCTGGAACATCAGGAACTTCAGGTAGTTCAGGAACATCTGGCTCATCAGGCTCAAGTGGAACTAGTGGTTCATCAGGAACTTCAGGTAGTTCTGGCTCTAGTGGAACTTCAGGTAGTTCCGGCTCTAGCGGAACTTCAGGTAGTTCTGGCTCTAGTGGAACCTCAGGTTCATCAGGAACCTCAGGCTCATCAGGAACCTCAGGCTCATCTGGTTCAAGTGGAAGTTCAGGCTCAAGTGGTACCTCTGGTTCAAGTGGAACTAGTGGTTCATCTGGAACTTCAGGTTCATCAGGATCTTCAGGTACATCTGGTTCTTCAGGATCAAGCGGAACTAGTGGCTCATCTGGCACTTCAGGTAGTTCAGGAACTAGCGGAAGTTCAGGTTCATCAGGTACCTCAGGTTCAAGTGGTTCTTCTGGTACTTCAGGTATAGATGGTACCTCTGGCTCATCAGGCTCAAGTGGTACATCAGGCTCATCTGGTACATCAGGCTCATCAGGAACTTCAGGTTCAAGCGGTTCATCAGGAACAAGCGGAAGCTCAGGCTCTAGTGGAACAAGTGGCTCTTCAGGAACCTCTGGTTCAAGCGGAACAAGTGGTTCATCAGGTTCATCTGGTACTTCAGGCAGTTCAGGCTCAAGCGGAACAAGCGGTTCTTCAGGAACATCTGGTTCAAGTGGCTCATCAGGAACAAGCGGAAGCTCAGGTTCAAGCGGAACAAGTGGTTCATCAGGTTCATCAGGTACTAGTGGTTCATCAGGATCGTCTGGCACTTCAGGTATAGATGGTACTTCTGGCTCATCAGGATCAAGTGGTACATCAGGCTCAAGTGGTTCAAGTGGAACATCAGGCTCATCAGGAACATCAGGTAGTTCTGGTACAAGTGGAAGTTCAGGAACAAGTGGCTCAAGCGGCTCATCTGGAACTTCAGGTAGTTCAGGCTCATCTGGTACTTCAGGTATAGACGGAACATCAGGTAGTTCTGGTACTAGCGGTTCATCAGGTTCTTCAGGAACTAGCGGAAGTTCAGGTAGTTCTGGCACTTCAGGTTCATCAGGCACTTCAGGTAGTTCTGGTACTTCAGGTTCAAGCGGTTCATCAGGAACAAGCGGAAGCTCAGGTAGTTCTGGAACTAGTGGTATAGATGGAACTTCTGGTTCATCTGGTACTTCTGGTTCATCAGGAACATCAGGTAGTTCAGGCTCATCTGGTACTTCTGGTTCATCTGGTTCATCAGGAACTAGTGGTTCATCTGGAACTTCTGGTTCTAGTGGAACTTCAGGCTCAAGCGGTTCATCAGGAACCTCAGGTAGTTCCGGTTCAAGTGGTACATCAGGCTCAAGCGGAACAAGTGGTTCATCAGGAACATCAGGCAGTTCCGGTTCAAGTGGCACATCAGGAAGTTCAGGCTCAAGCGGAACAAGCGGTTCTTCTGGCACTTCAGGCTCATCAGGTTCATCAGGCACTTCAGGTTCTTCAGGATCCTCTGGTACTTCAGGTTCTAGTGGCACTAGTGGTTCATCAGGAACATCAGGCTCATCAGGTTCAAGCGGTACATCAGGTTCAAGCGGATCTAGTGGTACATCAGGTTCATCAGGAACTTCAGGCTCATCAGGTACAAGTGGCTCTTCAGGCAGCTCAGGTACTTCAGGTATAAGTGGTGTAAATGGAACATCAGGTTCTAGTGGTACATCAGGCTCAAGTGGTTCATCAGGAACCTCTGGCTCAAGTGGTTCATCAGGAGAATCAGGCACTTCTGGTTCTTCAGGCTCAAGTGGTACATCAGGCTCAAGCGGCAGTTCAGGTACCTCAGGCATATCAGGTGTTAATGGTACTTCAGGTTCATCTGGTACCTCAGGTAGTTCTGGTTCATCAGGAACTAGTGGTTCAAGCGGAAGTTCAGGAGAATCAGGTACTTCTGGTTCTTCAGGATCAAGTGGAACATCTGGCTCAAGTGGTTCATCAGGAACATCTGGCTCAAGCGGCTCTTCAGGAACATCTGGTTCAAGCGGTACATCAGGCTCAAGCGGCTCATCTGGCACTTCAGGTTCCAGTGGAAGCTCAGGAACTTCAGGCTCATCAGGCTCATCAGGTACAAGCGGCTCTTCAGGCAGCTCTGGTACTTCAGGTATATCAGGTGTAAATGGTACATCTGGCTCAAGCGGAACAAGCGGTTCATCAGGAACTAGCGGTTCAAGTGGTTCTTCAGGAACATCTGGTAGCTCAGGTTCATCAGGTACAAGTGGTTCTTCAGGAACATCTGGCTCAAGCGGTTCATCAGGCACTTCAGGTAGCTCAGGTTCAAGTGGAACAAGTGGCTCTTCTGGAACTTCAGGTTCAAGCGGAACAAGCGGTTCATCAGGAACATCTGGTAGCTCAGGTTCATCAGGAACAAGTGGCTCATCTGGTTCAAGCGGAACAAGCGGTTCATCCGGTACTTCAGGTTCATCAGGTACATCAGGCTCAAGTGGTTCTTCAGGCACCTCAGGTAGTTCAGGCTCATCAGGTACAAGTGGCTCAAGCGGAACTTCAGGTTCAAGCGGTTCATCAGGAACAAGTGGTTCATCTGGTTCATCAGGAACAAGCGGAAGCTCAGGTATAAGTGGTGTTAATGGAACAAGTGGTTCATCTGGTACTTCAGGCTCCAGTGGAAGTTCAGGAGAATCAGGGACTAGTGGTTCATCAGGAACTTCAGGTAGTTCAGGTTCTTCAGGAACATCAGGCTCATCAGGAAGCAGTGGAACATCTGGATCATCAGGTACAAGTGGCTCTTCAGGAACATCTGGATCAAGTGGCTCAAGCGGAACAAGTGGTTCATCAGGATCATCAGGAACTAGTGGTAGCTCAGGCTCAAGCGGAACTTCAGGTTCAAGTGGAACAAGCGGTTCATCTGGTACTTCAGGTTCATCAGGTTCTTCTGGAACTTCTGGATCAAGTGGTTCTAGTGGAACCTCTGGCTCTTCAGGTACAAGTGGCTCAAGCGGAACTTCAGGATCAAGCGGAACAAGCGGATCAAGTGGTTCATCAGGTACTTCTGGCTCATCAGGAAGCAGTGGTACATCAGGTATAAGTGGTGTAAATGGTACTAGTGGTTCTAGTGGAACCTCTGGTTCATCAGGCACCTCAGGTAGTTCAGGTAGTTCAGGAGAATCAGGAACAAGTGGTTCATCAGGTTCTTCAGGAACATCTGGTTCATCAGGTTCTTCAGGAACATCTGGATCAAGCGGATCAAGCGGAACTTCAGGTTCTTCAGGAACATCAGGCTCATCTGGAACTTCAGGTTCTTCAGGCACAAGCGGTTCTTCAGGATCAAGTGGTACTTCAGGATCTAGTGGTTCAAGCGGAACAAGCGGTTCTTCTGGAACTTCAGGTTCTTCAGGAACATCTGGATCAAGCGGTTCATCAGGAACATCTGGTTCTTCAGGTTCTTCAGGTACTTCAGGTTCATCTGGAACATCTGGTTCTAGTGGTACTTCAGGTTCATCAGGCTCATCAGGTACTAGTGGTTCATCAGGATCATCAGGTACATCAGGTATAAGTGGTGTAAATGGAACAAGCGGTTCTTCTGGAACTTCAGGTTCATCAGGTACATCAGGAAGCTCTGGTTCATCAGGAACTAGTGGCTCAAGCGGTTCATCAGGAACATCAGGTTCTTCTGGTACATCAGGTAGCTCAGGCACAAGTGGCTCTTCAGGATCAAGCGGAACAAGCGGTTCATCTGGATCAAGCGGAACAAGCGGTTCTTCTGGAACTTCAGGTTCTTCAGGAACATCTGGTTCTAGTGGTACCTCAGGCAGCTCAGGCTCATCAGGTACATCAGGTTCATCAGGATCAAGCGGAACTTCTGGTTCAAGTGGAACTTCTGGAAGTTCAGGTACTTCTGGTTCTTCAGGTTCAAGTGGAACATCAGGTTCTTCAGGATCAAGCGGTACAAGCGGAAGTTCAGGTACATCCGGCTCATCTGGTACTAGTGGATCATCTGGTTCAAGTGGTACTTCAGGTATAAGCGGTGTTAATGGAACAAGTGGTTCAAGTGGAACTTCTGGTTCAAGTGGTACAAGCGGTTCATCTGGTACATCAGGCTCATCAGGCTCCTCAGGTACTTCAGGTTCTAGCGGATCAAGCGGAACTAGTGGTTCATCAGGCACTTCAGGATCAAGTGGTACATCAGGTAGCTCAGGTTCATCAGGTACAAGTGGCTCTTCAGGTTCTAGCGGAACTAGCGGGTCCAGTGGAACTAGTGGATCTAGTGGAACATCAGGCTCATCAGGTTCAAGTGGAACATCAGGCTCATCAGGTTCAAGTGGTACTTCAGGTTCAAGCGGAACAAGCGGTTCTTCAGGAACATCTGGTTCTTCAGGAACATCAGGATCAAGTGGTTCATCAGGTACAAGTGGTTCAAGTGGCTCATCAGGAACTTCAGGTTCTAGTGGTACTAGTGGATCATCTGGAACCTCAGGTTCATCTGGTTCATCTGGTACTTCAGGAAGCTCAGGTTCATCTGGAACATCAGGCTCATCTGGTTCATCTGGAACCTCTGGTTCATCTGGAACAAGTGGTAGTTCAGGAACTTCAGGCTCATCAGGCTCATCAGGTACAAGCGGCTCTTCAGGCTCATCAGGTACTTCAGGTATATCTGGTGTAAATGGTACATCAGGCTCTTCAGGAACTAGTGGTAGTTCAGGTACTTCAGGTTCATCAGGAACTAGTGGTAGTTCAGGTTCATCAGGTACTTCAGGCTCATCCGGTTCATCAGGAACATCTGGTTCATCAGGAACTTCAGGATCAAGCGGAACAAGCGGATCTAGTGGTACATCAGGTTCATCTGGATCCTCAGGAACTTCAGGTTCATCAGGTTCATCTGGAACATCTGGATCTAGTGGAACATCTGGATCATCAGGAACATCAGGCAGCTCAGGCTCATCTGGAACATCAGGCAGCTCAGGTTCATCAGGAACAAGCGGAAGCTCTGGAACATCAGGTTCTAGTGGAACAAGTGGCTCTAGCGGTTCTTCAGGAACAAGTGGCTCATCAGGTTCAAGCGGAACATCAGGTAGTTCTGGCACTTCAGGTTCATCAGGAACATCTGGATCAAGTGGTTCATCAGGTACAAGTGGTTCAAGTGGTTCTTCAGGAACAAGTGGTTCAAGCGGAACCTCAGGCTCATCAGGAACAAGTGGAAGCTCTGGAACATCAGGTTCTAGTGGTTCATCAGGTACAAGCGGCTCTTCAGGCAGCTCAGGTACTTCAGGTATAAGTGGTGTGAATGGAACTAGTGGTTCATCAGGAACAAGTGGTAGTTCAGGTACATCAGGTTCAAGTGGCTCATCAGGAACTTCAGGTAGTTCAGGCAGCTCAGGAACAAGTGGTTCTTCAGGTACTTCAGGTTCAAGCGGAACATCAGGCAGCTCAGGCTCAAGCGGAACATCAGGTTCATCTGGTTCATCTGGCACTTCAGGTAGTTCAGGTACTAGTGGTTCAAGCGGAACTTCAGGTTCAAGCGGAACTAGTGGTTCATCCGGTTCATCTGGTACTAGCGGTTCATCTGGTTCATCAGGAACTTCAGGCTCAAGTGGTACAAGTGGTTCATCTGGTACTTCAGGTTCATCAGGAAGTAGTGGTACTTCAGGTAGTTCAGGAAGCTCAGGTACAAGTGGTTCATCAGGTACTTCAGGTAGTTCAGGAACTTCAGGCAGCTCTGGTTCATCAGGAACTAGTGGTAGCTCAGGTTCAAGTGGTACTTCAGGTAGTTCTGGTACTTCAGGTTCAAGCGGAACCTCTGGTTCATCAGGCACAAGTGGTTCAAGTGGTTCTTCAGGAACAAGTGGTTCATCAGGCTCATCAGGTACAAGCGGCTCAAGTGGTAGTAGCGGTACTTCAGGTATAAGTGGTGTTAATGGAACAAGTGGTTCTTCAGGAACTTCAGGTTCTAGTGGTACATCAGGTTCAAGCGGAACTAGTGGTTCAAGCGGTTCATCAGGAACTTCAGGATCAAGTGGTTCATCTGGAACTAGTGGTTCAAGCGGAACAAGTGGTTCATCTGGAACATCAGGTTCTAGTGGAACATCTGGTTCATCAGGTTCAAGCGGAACTAGTGGTTCATCCGGTTCATCTGGAACTTCAGGAAGCTCAGGAACTTCAGGTTCAAGTGGTACTTCTGGTTCTTCTGGAAGTAGCGGAACATCTGGTTCATCAGGTTCATCTGGAACTAGCGGTTCTTCAGGAACTAGCGGTAGTTCAGGTTCTTCAGGAACATCAGGTAGCTCTGGTTCTTCAGGAACATCAGGTTCTAGTGGTTCATCTGGAACATCTGGCTCATCAGGTACTTCTGGCTCATCTGGAACATCCGGTTCTTCAGGATCAAGTGGTACTAGCGGTTCATCAGGCAGTTCAGGTACATCAGGTAGCTCAGGAACATCTGGCTCATCAGGAACATCTGGCTCATCAGGAACATCAGGTTCTTCAGGTTCATCAGGTACTAGCGGTTCTTCAGGATCATCTGGTACATCAGGTATAAGTGGTGTAAATGGAACTAGTGGTTCAAGCGGAACTTCAGGATCATCAGGTACAAGCGGCTCTTCAGGAAGCTCAGGAACATCTGGTTCATCTGGTTCATCAGGAACATCAGGTTCAAGCGGAACAAGTGGCTCATCAGGTACCTCAGGTAGTTCCGGTTCATCAGGAACTAGTGGTTCAAGTGGCTCTTCAGGAACAAGCGGTAGTTCAGGTACTAGTGGTTCATCAGGAACAAGTGGTAGTTCAGGAACATCAGGAAGTAGTGGCTCATCTGGTACTTCAGGTAGTAGTGGCTCATCAGGAACTTCTGGTTCATCAGGTACTAGTGGTTCATCTGGTACTTCAGGTTCAAGTGGTTCAAGTGGAACTTCTGGATCATCTGGTTCAAGTGGAACATCAGGCTCTTCTGGTACAAGTGGCTCTTCAGGTAGCTCAGGAACATCCGGTTCATCAGGCTCATCAGGAACAAGTGGCTCATCAGGTACTTCAGGTTCATCAGGTTCAAGTGGAACATCAGGTTCAAGTGGCTCATCAGGAACATCCGGTTCAAGTGGCACTTCAGGTTCTTCAGGAACTTCAGGTAGTTCAGGTTCTTCTGGAACAAGCGGAAGCTCAGGTTCATCAGGAACATCAGGTATAAGCGGTGTAAATGGAACTAGCGGTTCTTCAGGAACTAGCGGTAGTTCTGGAACATCAGGATCTAGCGGAACATCCGGTTCTTCAGGTTCTAGTGGTACATCAGGTTCAAGCGGTTCAAGTGGAACTAGTGGTTCAAGTGGCACTTCAGGTTCATCAGGAACAAGTGGCTCATCAGGTACTTCTGGTTCATCAGGAAGTAGTGGTACTTCAGGTAGCTCAGGTTCAAGTGGTACAAGCGGTTCATCTGGAACCTCAGGTAGCTCAGGTACTTCAGGTAGCTCAGGCTCTTCCGGAACAAGCGGAAGTTCAGGTTCAAGTGGAACATCAGGTAGTTCTGGTACTTCAGGTTCAAGTGGTTCTTCTGGTACATCAGGTAGTTCAGGCTCAAGTGGAACATCAGGCTCAAGCGGTTCATCAGGAACATCTGGTTCAAGCGGAACAAGTGGTTCAAGCGGAACTTCTGGATCTTCTGGTTCAAGTGGAACAAGCGGTTCTTCTGGTTCTTCTGGAACTAGCGGAAGCTCTGGGACAAGTGGCTCATCAGGAACTTCAGGTTCTTCAGGAACTTCTGGCTCATCAGGTTCATCAGGTACTAGTGGTTCAAGTGGATCAAGTGGTACTTCAGGTATAAGTGGTGTAAACGGAACATCAGGTTCTAGTGGTACATCAGGTTCAAGCGGAACAAGTGGATCAAGTGGTTCTTCAGGAACTTCAGGATCATCTGGTTCAAGCGGCACAAGCGGTTCAAGTGGAACTTCAGGTTCATCTGGAACATCAGGTTCTTCAGGTAGCTCAGGCACTTCTGGTTCATCAGGAAGTAGTGGTACTTCAGGCTCATCTGGTACTTCAGGTTCTAGTGGAACATCAGGTTCAAGCGGTTCATCAGGTACAAGCGGCTCTAGTGGTTCAAGTGGAACAAGCGGTTCAAGTGGAACAAGTGGTTCATCTGGTACTTCAGGCAGCTCAGGTACTTCAGGATCATCTGGCTCATCTGGAACAAGCGGTTCAAGTGGTTCATCTGGAACATCAGGCTCATCAGGAACAAGCGGTTCTTCTGGTACATCAGGTAGTTCAGGCTCGTCTGGCACCTCAGGTTCTTCAGGTTCAAGCGGAACTAGCGGTAGTTCAGGATCATCAGGAACTAGTGGTTCATCAGGAACAAGTGGTTCTTCAGGCACAAGTGGAAGCTCTGGAACATCAGGCTCAAGTGGTTCATCAGGTACAAGTGGTTCAAGTGGTAGCTCTGGTACCTCAGGTATATCAGGTGTTAATGGAACAAGTGGTTCAAGCGGAACTTCTGGTTCAAGCGGCACTTCAGGTTCTTCAGGAACATCAGGCTCAAGTGGTTTTTCAGGAACTTCAGGATCATCTGGTTCGAGTGGAACAAGTGGTTCTTCAGGTACATCAGGCTCATCTGGTACTTCAGGTTCATCAGGTAGTTCAGGTACTTCTGGTTCATCCGGAAGTAGTGGTACTTCAGGTTCTTCAGGAACATCAGGTTCAAGTGGAACTAGCGGCAGTTCAGGAACATCAGGTTCAAGTGGTTCAAGTGGAACAAGTGGTTCAAGTGGTTCATCAGGTACTTCTGGTTCATCAGGTACTAGTGGTTCTTCAGGAACATCAGGAAGCTCAGGTTCTTCAGGTACTTCAGGATCATCTGGCTCATCTGGAACAAGCGGTTCAAGTGGCACTTCAGGTTCATCAGGAACAAGTGGCTCATCAGGTACTTCTGGTTCATCTGGTTCAAGCGGAACTTCTGGATCAAGTGGTTCATCTGGAACATCAGGCTCTTCAGGAACATCAGGCTCAAGTGGAACATCAGGTTCTTCAGGTTCTTCTGGAACATCTGGTAGTTCAGGTTCATCGGGAACATCTGGAACTTCTGGTTCATCAGGTACATCAGGCTCTTCAGGATCAAGTGGTACATCAGGTAGCTCAGGATCATCAGGAACTAGCGGTTCATCAGGAACAAGCGGAAGCTCTGGAACTTCAGGTTCTAGTGGCTCATCAGGTACTTCTGGCTCATCAGGAAGCAGTGGTACCTCAGGTATAAGTGGTGTTAATGGAACTAGTGGTTCATCAGGAACAAGCGGTTCTTCAGGCACAAGTGGTAGTTCAGGTACTTCAGGTTCATCAGGCTCATCAGGAACTTCAGGTAGTTCAGGAAGCTCAGGAACAAGCGGTAGTTCAGGAACATCAGGTTCAAGTGGAACAAGTGGAAGCTCAGGTTCTAGTGGAACAAGCGGCTCATCTGGTTCCTCAGGTACATCAGGTGCTACAGGAGCAGCAGGTACAAGCGGTACATCAGGTTCTTCTGGAACTTCAGGCTCAAGTGGAACATCAGGAAGTTCAGGTTCATCTGGGACATCAGGAAGTTCAGGTTCATCTGGAACATCTGGATCATCAGGAACTTCAGGCTCTTCAGGTTCAAGTGGGACTAGTGGTAGTTCAGGATCATCAGGTACATCAGGCTCATCAGGAACAAGCGGCTCATCTGGAACATCAGGTTCTTCAGGCTCATCAGGTACTTCAGGTTCAAGTGGATCAAGTGGAACATCAGGTAACTCAGGTACTAGTGGTTCATCAGGAACTAGTGGTAGTTCAGGTACTTCAGGTTCATCCGGCTCATCAGGAACTTCAGGCTCATCAGGTTCATCAGGAACAAGTGGTTCATCTGGAACATCAGGTTCTTCAGGAACTAGCGGTTCATCAGGAACAAGCGGAAGCTCAGGTTCAAGTGGAACTAGTGGTTCGTCAGGTTCAAGTGGAACATCAGGTGCTACAGGAGCTGCTGGTACAAGTGGTACCTCAGGCTCAAGCGGAACAAGCGGAAGTTCAGGAACATCAGGTTCATCAGGAACTTCAGGTTCTAGTGGCTCATCTGGAACATCTGGATCATCTGGATCATCTGGTACTTCAGGTATAAGTGGTGTTAATGGTACTTCAGGTACATCAGGTGCTACAGGAGCAGCAGGTACAAGCGGTACATCAGGCTCTTCAGGAACATCAGGCTCTTCAGGAACATCAGGCTCATCTGGTTCAAGCGGAACTAGTGGTTCATCAGGTTCATCAGGAACATCAGGCGCTACTGGTTCTCCAGGAACACCTGGTACTTCAGGAACAAGCGGAAGTAGTGGAACATCAGGTTCTTCAGGAACAAGCGGCTCATCAGGATCAAGTGGAACAAGCGGTTCTTCAGGTTCAAGCGGAACATCTGGAGCAACTGGTTCCCCGGGTACTCCAGGTACTAGTGGTACTTCAGGGTCATCAGGAACAAGCGGAAGTTCAGGAACATCAGGTTCATCAGGATCAAGCGGAACAAGTGGCTCATCAGGAAGTTCAGGTACTTCAGGAGCAACTGGTTCTCCAGGCGCATCAGGTACCTCTGGTTCTTCAGGTACCTCTGGTTCAAGCGGAACAAGTGGCTCTTCAGGTTCTTCAGGAACTAGTGGAAGCTCAGGCTCTTCAGGTACATCAGGAGCTACTGGTTCTCCAGGTGCTTCAGGAACATCAGGTTCAAGCGGAACATCAGGTTCAAGCGGAACTTCAGGTTCAAGCGGAACTTCAGGTTCTTCAGGTTCTTCAGGAACTTCAGGCTCTTCAGGTTCAAGTGGTACAAGTGGAAGTTCAGGAGCTAGTGGTGCTTCAGGAACATCAGGTACATCTGGTACATCAGGCAGTTCAGGAACATCTGGGTCAAGTGGCTCAAGCGGAACAAGTGGCTCATCAGGTTCATCAGGAACCTCAGGAGCAACAGGTGCTGCAGGTGCAGCAGGTACTTCAGGAACAAGCGGTTCATCTGGTACTTCAGGAAGCTCAGGAACATCAGGTTCAAGCGGAAGTTCAGGAACTAGTGGTTCATCAGGATCAAGTGGTACTTCAGGAGCAACAGGTGCAACAGGAGCTGCTGGAACAAGTGGAACAAGTGGAAGCTCAGGAACATCAGGATCAAGTGGTTCATCTGGTACCTCAGGATCAAGTGGTTCATCTGGTACCTCAGGTGCTGCTGGAGCTAGTGGTACAAGTGGTTCATCAGGAACTAGCGGCTCATCAGGTACATCAGGTTCATCAGGTACAAGTGGTGCTGCTACTATATCTAACAATACAAACAATTATGTATTAACAGCTACTGGTACATCAACTATTAATGGTGAAGCTAATTTAACATTTGATGGATCCTATTTAAAAGTAGGAAGCGGAGCTTCAGCTAATGCTACATTAAGTGTTAAAGGATCAGGTACTACATCCGCAACTAAAAACTTTGTAGTAGAAACAGGCAATGGAACCTCAATTATGGACTTCAGAGACGACACTTATGCCTTCTTTGGATGTGGTCAAACAGGCGGTTCTGCTTCTGGATTTATTTTCCCATACAGTAATACATCTTATACTCAATTTGCTGGCTACAACTACGGAGCTGGTTCAGGAGCATATAAGTCAATCTTAATGGATACTGATACTGTTAGTCGTGATAAAGGTGTATTTGTAGGATATGATGTTTCAACTAACACTCCTCCATCATCCACAGAATTTGCTGTTAGAGGTACAGGAACAACTTCTGCTACTTATTGTGCTCAATTTGTTGATGATTCTAGAACTAGTATTCTAATAGTTAGAAACGACAAAAGAGTAGGTATTGGAACAGCAGCTCCAAGTTATCCATTACATGTAGCTCTAGATGTATCAGGTGATTCAATATATGCCTCAGGAGATATCATAGCATCTTCAGATATTAGAAAGAAAACTGAAATTCAAGTAATTGAAAATGCTATAGAAAAAATTAAAGAAATTAGAGGTGTTACTTTCTTAAAAACGGATACTGATCAAACTAAGAGAAAAATGGGTGTTATTGCCCAAGAAATTGAAAAAGTAGCCCCAGAAGCAGTTTCAACTGATTCTGAAGGATATTTATCAGTAGCATATGGTAACTTAGTAGGTCTGTTAATTGAAGGTATTAAAGAACAACAAGACCAAATAGATAACTTAAAACAAGAAATTGAAAAATTAAAAAATAAATAATTATGGGAATACAAGCCACAGGTACTTTTACTTACAATAACGCTAGTTATGATGCTCCTTATTTTAGAATAACTCCTTATTTAGCTTCTACAGGAGATGAAATTCCTGTTGAAACTAGAATGTATAAGGATTATATGACATTTGTAACTAGTTCTATCCCTACTATGGGTGGAGCTGATAGACATATAACTAGTATAGGTTTTTATATAACAGGATCTTCTCCTATTGATACTTTTGGAACAAATGTAACAGATAAGTATTTATATTGGGTAACATCAGAAGTAGTAAATCAATTAGAAGCTTTATCACCTGGAACTACTTTTACTATTACTAATATAACTACATAACAGTGGCTGTACCTTCTTCAAATATTAAAATAAATGGAGATATCTACAATGAAGCTAATGGAGGTACAGGTACAAATGTTAGTTTTAAAGATCTAGCCTCTTATAGTTATTTTCAAGGACCTAATGGAGATAATACTATCTCTTATAATGGATGGGGCCAAAGTGCCAATGTAGGATTAAATAGAATATATGGTCTTTCAGTTAGTACCTCAGGACCTTTTAGAGTAGAAGATTTCGCTAATTTAACTTATTTTTATGACCAAAGTACTTATCAAGTACAATTAACTGTAATAAATAATTTAACTCCACCTCCTCCACCTCCACCTCCACTTAATAATGATGTACAAGACTGTACCTTATCATTTTATGATAATTCAGGAACTTATCTTTATTTAGCTGGAAACTCAGGAGGTGTACCAACAGGTACTTCTTATGGACCTACAGATATATCTCAAAATAGTACCCCTATTATAGCTCAAGGTTATTGGTATATAGATGTTAATATGGATCCAGGATTTGGAGGAGGATCATGTGATATAGATATAAATGGAACAAATTATGTTGGGGGTGCTGGTATTGGAGGAGGTAGTAATTTATTTGACTGGACAACTTATGGAGCAGCGGCTGTTGCTAATTTTGGAGCAGCAACTGGATTAAGTGTAGTAGTAACTGTTTATTAATATGCCGACTGAAACTTTTATATCAACAAGACAATTTTTAGGTTATACACCTTCATCTACTTTAGAGGAAACTATTTTAAATAAATGTAAAGAAGTAGGTTCTCGATATAGATTAAGTGGAGTTAATCCAAGATATTATTTTTACACTCAAACTTTCTTACAACAGTATTTTCAAGATAAAGTAGGAATCCCACAATAAAATTTGGTTTTTTAAAATAGTTTTATTATATTAGAATAGTTATAAATCCTATATTTTTAAAAATGAAAACCTGTTATATTATTAACTTTTATTTAGGTGAAAGACGTAAACAACTTCCTGAATATACTAATGATAAACTTTTTTTGCTTAAAAAACAAATAGAATATTTATATAAAATAAAAAATTCTTTATCAAAAGTTATTTTTACTTTTAATATTAGAGAAGAAGATTATGAATATGTCTCTGAAATCTTTAAAATAGTACCTAAATTTATTAACGGTACTGAAATTGAGATAAATTTTAGAAATAATATAGGAATGAGTTTTGCTGCCTTTTCAGAATTATTTGAAAAACATAGAAGTAAATATGATTATTTTATTTTTAATGAAGATGATTATTTTTTTGTTGAGGATAATTGGGACATATATCTTAAAAATAAATTTTTAACTTCTCCAAATTGTGGTTATTTTGGAATGGTTGTTAGAGAAGCTAATGGTTGGTGTAATAACAAAAAACATTTAGGACACACCACCGGAATATCTTCAACTAAAGTATTAAATGAAGTTTATAATAAGTTAGGTTCATTACCTCATGTTTTAAGTAATAATTATAAAGATATTGAACAAGTTCAAATTGATTTTACTCATGAAATTGTAAATTTAGGATATGATATATATGATGTCAGAAATGAATATATTGTTGATTTTGCTTTAACTGAGTCCCCTCAAGATGTGTGGATCTTTTTTGATTGGAATGAAAAATATTTATTTAGATCTATTTTATCCTTAATATCTAATAATTATACTTATTGGATTTCTTATGATGATGAATTTAAACTTCATAAAACATAAAATATTATGGAAAATATACATTTATGGATATCAGATATAGGTACGTACTTTGATCGTAATGTTAATATTATATCATGGAGTGATGATTATAAAATAATTTTAGGTAAATATAATTCAATTGGAAGAGATTGTAACTTTTTTCTTCATGCTAACCATAGATCTGATTGGATAACTACATCTTCTCAATTATGGGGACCTGTTACTCCTGAAATTGCTCAAATGCATATGGATATGGGACATCCAACTTGTAAAGGAAACATTATAATTGAAAATGATGTTTGGATTGGTGCTAAATCAACTATAATGTCAGGTGTTAAAATTTCAAATGGTTCCATTATAGCAGCTGGATCAACAGTAACTAAAGATGTTCCCCCATATGCTATTATAGCAGGAAACCCAGGCAAGATTGTAAAATATAGATTTACAGAAGAACAAATTAAAAAATTATTATTAATTTCTTGGTGGAACTGGGATGAACAAAAAATTAAAGATAATGCTATGATAATGTGGTCAAATAATATAGAAAGTTTTATTGATAAATTTATAAATGGATAAATTAAAAATATACGCTCATTGTTCTTATATAGGAAATACAGGTTATAACCACCATACAAGAGATTTTTTTAGAGAATTAAATAAATATTTACAACTAAAAATTAGAAATTTTTCTATAGGAAATTCTTGGGAGGGTATGTCTGACACTCCCCATAATGGTGAGAGTTATTTAACTGATATTGATAAAAGTATGTTGTATCAACAAACTTTATGGACTCAAAAACCACATCGAACTGATATATTAATGTACCCATCAGACTCTAAAAATTTTAGACCGGATATTAATTTAGTATTAAGTGAAACTAATCACCATTATTTTTATGATAGTTATGTTGGTCCTAAAATAGCTTATAATGTTTGGGAATCTACTTTACAACCTGAAGAATATTTTGAAAAATTAAAAGAATTTGATGAATTATGGGTTCCGTCAAAATGGCAAAAAGAAGTAACAATAAAACAAGGATATGATTCTGATAAAATTAAAGTAGTTCCTGAAGGTGTAGATACTAATATTTTCTACCCTGAAGAAACAACCCATGAACTAACATCAGATGGTAGATTTAAATTCTTTTTAGCAGGTAGATGGGATTATAGAAAATCAACTAAAGAAATTATTGAAACATTTTTAAATACATTTACAAATAATGAACCTGTTGATTTAATTGTTTCTATAGATAATGTTTTTGGTAAAGAAATTGATGGGTTTGAAACAACAGAAGAAAGACTAGCTCATTATAATTTAATAGATCCACGTATTAAAATAGTTCATTTTCCTTCAAGAGAAGATTATATTAAAATATTAAAATCATGTAATGTATTTTTATCTTGTTCCCGTTCTGAAGGTTGGAATTTACCTTTAATTGAAGCAATGGCTTGTGGAACACCTTCAATTTACTCCAATTGTTCAGGCCAACTTGAATTTGCCCAAAATAAAGGAATACCAGTAAATATTTTAGGAGAAAAACCAGCTGATATAAACTCATATGCTAGATATAAAATGAGTGATCTTCCAGGTAACTATTATGAACCTGATTTTAATCATTTACAATTAATGATGATGTATTCTTATATAAAACATGATGAATGTAAAAAAAGAGCATTAAAAGAATCAGAAGAAATTAGACGTAATTTTAGTTGGGAAAATATAGGAAAAATAGGTTATAACACATTATTAGAATTTCATAAAAAACATCCCCATATCCCTCAAAATAATAAAATAAACATTAGTTATTTAGAAGGTCCTAAAGTAGAAATCACAGGAGAAAATGATCAGGAATATTATATTGAATTTTTAGATGAAAATAATAATATTGTTCATAAAGATACTATTACAAATAATATGTGGACTAAATGTTCTAGAGTGTATTATACTAAATGGAAAATTAAAGTTAATGGAGATATAATAGATGAATTTACTTTAGATAATAAACGGGTATTAATAGCTTTAGACTCAAAATCAATAGGTGATACAATAGCATGGGCACCATATGCTGTTGATTTTGCTAAAAAACATAATTGTAAAGTTATTTTAAGTACATTCCATAATAATTGGTTTAAAGAATTAGAACCATATAAAGATATTGAATTTTTAGAACCTGGCCAGTCTACAAAATGTGATGTTAAATATCAAATAGGATGGTTTAAAGGAGATTCTGGTAAATGGAATAAATTTGAAATGTATCCTAACCAAGTAAATTTAATTCCTTTACAACAAACAGCTACAGATATTTTAGGTTTAGAATTTAAAGAATTAAACTATGGAATTAATTTTAATATAGGATTAAGACCAAAAAAGAAAAAATATATAGTTTTTGGACCACAAGCAACTTCAGGATGTAAAGAATGGACTTATAATAATTGGAAATCATTAGCTAAAATGTTAAAACAAATTGGTTATGATATAGTTGTTATAACAGGAACTGAATATAAAATATCTTATGGTTTAAATCTGTATGGTAAATCATGGGATGAGGTAGCTACTTATTTACATTACGCCGAAGCCTTTATAGGACTAGGTTCAGGATTATCTTGGATCAATTGGGCATTAGGAAATCATACTTATATGATTAATGGTTTTGTTAAAGAAGGGCATGAATTTACTTCTAATTTAACTAAAATAACAAATGATTTATGTATAAAATGTTGGAATGATCCAGTACATATTTTTGATGCTGGTGATTGGGACTGGTGCCCCGTCTATAAAGGAACTGAATATCAACATATATGTCAAAAATCAATAACACCCTTACAAGTATTTAATAAATTAAAATTATGATAGATTTTACAACTTTTGATTGGGGTACCGCCAATGATTGGTACAAAGAACAAATTATTAAAGAATTTTCAAACTATAATTTATACACTAGACTTTTTGAAGTTGAAGAAAATGATATTGTTGTTGACTTTGGAGCTAGCAATGGTCCTTTTCCTTTTGTAATTAAAGAAAAAAACCCAAAACATGTTTACTGTTTTGAACCTAGTAAAGAAGAATTAACATCTTTAAAAAATAATCTTAATGGTTTAAATTATACAATAATACCTAAAGGTATATCTAATATAGATGGGTATGATGAATTTGAAGTATATGGTTCTGTTAATAAAATTGAAACAGTTGAAAGTATAAGATTTAAAACTTTTATTGATGAATATAACATTTCCAGCATTGATTTTTTAAAAACAGATTGTGAGGGAGGTGAGTATGAAATATTCAATAGAGAAAATATTTGGTGGATAAAAGAAAATATTAGAAAAATAGTAGGTGAATGGCATTTAGAAACTCCAAAACAAAAAGAACAATTTAGAGAGTTTAGGGATATATATTTAAAATTATTCCCAAACCATGATTTATTTTCAGTTGATGGTCAAGGTATTAAATGGGATTTGTGGAATGAACATTTTATAGAATATTATAATCAAGTTATAATCCATATTGATAATCGTTGAATAAAAAACCATGAGTAATATATTGTATGTTATAGATGGTTATTTAACTTCTAAAGATAAATTTGAAGTCACCCTTGAATTAATTAACCAACTTAAAAAATTAGACCCCCAAAGAAAAATATTATTAATTAATAAATTTAATAATTCTTGGGGTATTGAACAATATGTTGACTATTATTGTGAATATCTTGATGGTTTTTTAGTAGGATATCCTCCTAATGATGTATTAGAAAATAAACAATATGATATGCCTTATGTGTATTTTGAGGTAGAAGGAAAAACATTAGAAAATTGGATGCCTCTAGAAGGAGTATCAGACCATGTGGCCAATGTTTATAACGGTTTTATATTTGCATCTAAAGAAGCTAAAAAACTTGGATATGAAAAAGTTTTTAGGATTGAGTATGATATGTTGTTTGATGAAGTTGAATTTCAAACCATATTAGATGACCTTAATAAATTTGAAAATGAAGAATTTTTAATATATGGTAAACGTCAAGAAGGTAAATGGGCACAAAATTACCAATTTTTAATTGATTTACATTTTTGTGGATACTCAAACAAAACACTTCAGGGATTTGATTATGTGAAAAACGATAATGAATTTTGGTCTTTATGTAAAAAAATAGGATATGTTGGTAAATGGAGTGAATATATTCTTGCTATGGTGTTTAATTATAATTTAAAAGAAAACATTCAAGGAACTTTTTACCATAATTTTACTCGAACTCAATTTCCAAATTCCCAATTTGATAGAATTTCATCCTCAGGTTTATGGACTGATAAATGGAAAGACATTCCAAAGATAGCTAGACTTGATGTTGATGGTGGTCACAAACCTGATAAAAACAGATTAGTACTTTTTTATTTAAATATGGATTATGATTCTGTTGATGTTGAAATAGTTTCAAACAAAGGTTATTATAAAAAAGTAACCTTATCTCCTAAAGCTTGGTGTTACGATATTATTGATAGACAAGAAGATATGGTTTTTATGAGTAAAATGATGTATGATAATAAAGAACATACAATAACTACTTATGTGAATAATGACACATATGATAAACTTAATTGTAGATTTATAGCAAAATGAATATATTAATTCCTTTAGGTGGTGTAGGAAAAAGATTTTCTGAATATGGATACCATATGCCTAAACCTTTAATTAAAGTTTTAGGTAAAGAAATTATTTTTTGGCTTTTAGACTCTTTAAAAATAACTAAAGATGATAAAATTTTTATTCCGTATAATGAGTATCTAGAATATTATAATTTTAGTGAAATTATAAATTCAAAATATCCTAATATCCAATTAGCTCCTATTCCTAATACTAGAGGAGCTTCTGAAACTGTATTAATGGGGTTAGATTGTTTTAAAATTGAAGGTAAAGTTATTGTTTTAGATGGGGATACTTGGTATGAAGAAAATATACTTGAAAAAATTAAAACAGTAGAAGAAAACTCTGTTCTTTATTTTGAATCTAAAAATCCAAACCCTATTTATTCTTATATTCAAATAAAAGATAACTCAATTATTAATATAAAAGAGAAAATTAAAATTTCAAATAATGCTAATAGTGGTTGTTATGTTTTTAAAGATTCTCAAACATTAAAAAAACAAATATTAGAAATTGGATTTAAAAATGAACATGAATTATATACTTCTCAAGTTATAGAAAAAATGATTGAAAAAGGGGAAAAATTTATTCCTATTAAAGTCACAGATTTCCATGTACTTGGAACCCCCCAACAAATTATCCAGTTTTCTAAAACATATGATATTCCAAAGAAGAGATTTTGTTTTGATTTAGATAATACATTAGTCACATACCCTAAAATTAAAGATGATTATACTTCAGTAGAACCAATACTTGACACTATTAATTATTTAAAAAAATTAAAAGAAAAAGGTCATACTATTATTATTTATACTGCTAGAAGAATGAGAACCCATAGTGGTAATATTGGAGGAGTAATAGCTGATATTGGAAAAATTACAATTGAAACATTAGAAAAATATAATATTCCATATGATGAGTTATATTTTGGAAAACCTTATGCTCATTATTATGTTGATGATTTGATGATAAATCCAAAAACTGATTTAAATAAAACATTAGGGTTTTATATGGAAGATGTTTCTGCTAGACATTTTAATGAAGTTGAAATAGGAAATACATTTATAAAAAAATCTTTAGATCCTAAACTTCAAGGTGAAATAGAATATTATAAGTGGGTTCAAGATAATGGAACTGAAGAAATTCAAAAATTGTTTCCTAAATTAATTTCTTATACTAATAATAGTTTAGAACTTGAAACAATTGAAGGTATTAATTTTAGTACAATGTATGTAAATAATATTCTCACAACTGATCATCTTCAACTTTTATTTGATAAAATAAAATTATTACATAATAATATAGAAAACAATGAAATATATTATAGTTACCCTAATTTAAGTGATAAATTTTCTAAAAGAATAGCCATGTATGATTATAAACTATATGGTGTAAATGAAGATGATATTATACAAATTAAAGACCAATTAACCTATATTGAAAATGAAGGTTATAAAAGTGTAATGATTCATGGAGATTGTGTTTTTAGTAATATATTATTAACTACTGTGGAGGATATAAAATTTGTTGATGTTAGAGGAATAGTAGGAACTAAAAAAACTTGTTATGGTTTATCTCTTTATGATTATGCTAAAATATATCAATCATTAATAGGATATGATGAAATATTAATGGATAAAAAAATTAAAAAATCATATAAAGACAATTTATTATCTTTTTTTAAAAATCAAGTAAATGAAGACTTTGAAAAAATAAAAATAATTACTAAATCATTAATTTTGTCTTTAATTCCTTTACATAATGATCCTGATAAAATAAAAAAATATATTAAATTAATTAATACTTTTTAAAAAATAATAATATTTATCGCTAAATGGCACTTATATTAAAACAAATATTTGCTACAGGCTCAGACCAAATTTCACAAAACTATTCTATTGAGTCTTGGCATGTATCTCAATCAGTTGATGCTCTAACAGGAGCAGCTGCTTATGATATTACAATTTCAGGATCATTAACTTTAACAGGTAGTGTAAATTCTTTAGATGGATATACAGGTAGTTTAAAAGGTAATGTGACTGGTACAGCAGACTCAGCTAGTAAAGCAAGTCAAATAGTAGTTAGCAGTAGTGTAACTTCAACAAATCAATTTTTAGTGCCTTTTGTAGCAGATAGTACTTCTGGTTATCCTAAATACTCTACATTATTAGTTGATTCAGGATCAGATTATTCTGGTTTATGGTATCAACCATCTACAAACGCGTTATCTGCTTCTTTATTTATAGGAAACTTAACTGGAACTTCTTCTTGGGCAACAAATGTAGTTAACTCACCATCAGTTTCATCTGTTGAAGGAACATATTTTCCAAGTGGTAGTGTTAAAGTTACAGGAGCTTCACTTAAATTTATTGCTGGTGCTGATAAAACAGGTAACCCAGCTACTGCTTCTGTTACTATTACTGAATTAAGTGGTAAAACTTTAGGATTAAATTGTTTTGTAACAGCCACAGTTTCTGGAAGTGCAGGTGTTGGAAATGGTATAGTAGTAAATGGTTTGGCTGGTAATATATTAGAATTTGAAACCCAAACTTTTGACACAGACTTTTTCTATACAATAACGTATATTTAAAAAAAACACCATATTTATCACTGAAAGGGTTTCTACTTAATTGTTTTTATAATAATGAACTTTTGAACAACTTTAACATATTTATAATAGAATAAATTAAAACACAAACATGGCAGAAACACTTTTATCTCCAGGCGTATTAGCAAGAGAAAACGATTTAACAGTTACCGGCCAAGCAGCAGCTACTATTGGAGCAGCTATTGTTGGTCCAACAGTAAAAGGTCAGCCTTATGTTCCAAGAAGAATTACTAGCTTCTCAGAATATTTGACTTATTTTGGCGGTACGTTTTTGAGTGGTTCGACTCAATACACTTATTTCACATCAACAGCAGCTTATAACTACTTCCAAAACGGAGGAGAAAGTTTATGGGTTACTAGAGTAGCTAGTGGTTCATTCACAGCTGCATCAGCAATTTCAATTACCGGTAGTCAAAATGACGGTGATGTTACAGGTATTATTAACACAGTTGAATTAGGCGCTGCTTCAAACCTTAACTCATCAGCTTCATTTACTATCGCTCCATTAAGTTATGGAGCTAACCAAAACAGTTCAGGTAGTATAGATGCTAGTGGTTCATTAACAAATGGTACTATTGATAACTTACGTTATGAAATTGTATCACCAAATACAGCTTCAGGAACTTTTTCATTATTAGTAAGAAGAGGAGATGATAATACAAATAGTAAAGTTGTATTAGAAACTTGGACTAACTTATCATTAGACCCAACTCAACCAAACTACATTGAAAGAGTAATTGGTAACCAAACATTTACAGTTGCTACAGGCTCAAATGGTAAATATGAGTATGTAAATACTTCTGGAAACTATCCAAATAGAAGTAATTATATTACTATTACTTCAGTACCATATAAAACTCCTTATTTCTATGATAACAATGGAAATGCTAAAGCTGAGTTTACAGCTTCAATCCCAGTAGCTCAACAAGGTTACTTTGGAAATGCTATAGGTAATTTAGGAACTAGTGGAGCCGATAAATACTACAACAATATTACTTCTACTAACATTCAAGGTTTAAGTGCTGCTAATATTACTGGTGGTATTGATATCATGTCAAACCAAGATGAATATGCTTATAATGTAATCGCAGTACCAGGTTTAGCTTATGACAATGCTACTGGTATAACTTCATTAAATACTTTAGTAAACAATACTACAAACAGAGGAGATGCTATTGCAGTGATCGATATGGCTTTATATGGTAGTACAGTTACAGCGGTATCTCAATACGCTAATACAATAGATACTTCATACGCTGCTACTTACTGGCCTTGGGTTCAAACAGTTGATCCATTAACAGGTGAATTTACTTGGGTTCCAGCTTCTACTATGATTCCAGCGGTATATGTTAATAACGACACAATTGCTGCTCCATGGTTTGCTCCAGCTGGTTTGAATAGAGGAGGTATTATAAACGCTATTAGTGCTGAAAAGAAATTAACTAATAGTGATAGAAATACACTTTACCAAAACAAAGTAAACCCAGTAGCTACTTTCCCAGGACAAGGAGTTGTAGTATATGGTCAGAAAACATTACAAACTAGAGCTTCTGCTTTGGATAGAGTAAATGTTAGAAGATTGTTAATTGCTTTAAAAACTAGAATCAGCGATATTGCTAATAACTTAGTATTTGAACAAAATACAGTAGCTACTCGTACTAGTTTCTTAAACCAAGTTAACCCATATTTAGAATCAGTTCAACAACAACAAGGTTTGTTTGCTTATAAAGTAATTATGGACGATTCAAATAACACAGCAGATGTAATTGATAGAAATGAATTAATTGGTCAGATCTATTTACAACCAACTAAAACTGCTGAATTTATTTATTTGGATTTCAACATTTTACCAACAGGAGCTACTTTCCCGGGTTAATTTTTTAAAGATAGAATATTTATAATAAAATAATAAAATGGCAATACTAAACGCAAACGAAATTTTCTTTACCGCCTTTGAACCAAAGACTCCAAATAGATTTATTCTATACATAGACGGTATTCCGGCATACTTAATCAAAGGTGTTAACGCTGTTACATTGAGCCAACCTGAAATTGTTCTTAACCATATTAACGTTTATAGAAAAGTTAAAGGTAGAACTACATGGGGTGATATTCAGATGACATTGTTTGATCCTATTACACCATCAGGAGCTTTGTCTGTAATGGAATGGGTACGTATGCATCATGAATCAGTAACAGGTAGAGATGGTTACTCAGACATGTATAAAAAAGACTTAACCATTGATATCTTAGGTCCAGTAGGTGATATTGTATCAGAATGGGTAATTAAAGGAGCCTTTATTAAAGAAGCCAACTTCGGTGATTATAACTGGGATACAGCTGATGCCGCTGTGAACCTTACAATGACTGTTGGTATGGATTATTGCGTATTGAATTTCTAATTTTAAAAAGAAAACATAAAAAGCTCGCGAGAAATCGCGAGCTTCTTTTTTTCTGGCATATTTATATATGATATAAAAAGTTATAACAAAAATAGATTATGGAAAATAACGAAACTCAAGTTGTTCAAGAAACATCAAAATTTAAATTCCCTTCCGAGCACGTAGAATTACCTTCAAAAGGATTATTGTATCCTAAATCAAGCCCACTTCATTCAGGAACTATTGAAATGAAGTACATGACTGCTAAAGAAGAAGACATTTTAACTAACCAAAATTACATTTCAAAAGGTATTGTAGTTGACAAATTACTTCAATCATTAATTCTTACAAAATGTGATTATGATGAGTTATTAGTAGGTGATAAAAATGCTATAATGGTAGCTGCTCGTGTATTAGGTTATGGTTCTGATTATAGTTTTACCTATGAAGGAAATGAATATAATGTTGAGTTAGGTGAATTAGATAATATTGAATTAAGAGAAGATCTTATCGATGAACCAGGTGTTAACTCTTTCAAATTTACTTTACCAAAATCTAAAAATGAAATTACATTTAAATTATTAAATGGTAAAGATGAAAAAATTATTGAAGGAGAAATTAAAGGTATCCAAAAAATTAATAAAAATGCTTCTCCAGAAACAACTACAAGATTAAAACATATGATCTTATCTATTAATGGAGATGATGATAGAAAAACAATTCGTGATTTTGTAGATAATTATATGTTAGCTGCTGACTCTAGAGCCTTAAGAGAATATATTAAAAGTATCCAGCCAGATATTAATATGACTTTTACTCATACTACAGAGGACGGCGTTGAGGAGGACGTTCGTATACCAATTAATCTCAACTTTTTTTGGCCTGACTTCGGACTATAGACTTTATTTATTTAAACAAATACATGAAATAGTATTTCATGGTAAAGGTGGTTATGACTGGCATACTGTCTATAACATGCCTATCTGGTTAAGAAAATTTACTTTTAAATTAATGCTTGACCATTATGATGAAGAAAATAAATCAAATTCATCAGGGGGAGATTCTTCTTCAACAGAAATTGATTTTAATAATCCATTAGCAGCTGCCCAAACTTACAGACAGAATGTAAGAAAATAATAAAAGCTATATGTTTAAATATTTATAACATATAACTTAATTGTAAGATGGCTAAACAAACAGGTAAAGATAAATCCCAAACTCCTCCTAAGGATGATAAAGTTGAAGCTATAAGGAAAAAAAACTTAGAGGAGTCTAATAGATTATTAGCTGAACAGCTAAATCTTGTTGGTCAAATTAAGGACAAAATAACTTTTTTAAATAAAGCTAATAAAGAAAACTATACCCAAAATAATTTAGCAGTAGAATCAGTTAAAAAAGCTACTAAATTAACACAATCATTAGCATCACAATATAACTCTATTAATGACATCCAAAAAGACTTAGCTAAAAATGATAAATTAATAAATGAAATAGCTAGACAAAAAATTACTCTTGAAAAAGAAATAGGTAAAGAAGGAACTGAAAGACTTAAAAACATTAAAGAACAAGAGAAAGGTTTAGATAAATCAAAAGAATTATTATCTAAATTAAGAGAACAAGAAACATTAGGAGTTAAAGGTGCTAAAGAAAAAGCAGATGAATTAGCCCGACAATATTTTGAACAAAGCAACGCTTTAATTGCTGAAAAAGAAAGTCTTAGTATTGAAGAACAAAATTATTCTTTATTACAACAAACAAGCAAAACTTTAGAAGCTAATAATGAGTATTTAAATGAATCTCTTGAAACCCAAAAAGCTCTTACTTCTACAACTGCTGAAACTTTTGATAAAATTGATAGTGCCTTAAATAAAATTGGTGCTGGTGGTATATCAAAATATCTCAAACTTAAGGATTTAAGTACCGAAATGAAAAGATTTCGTTACGAAATGACAGAAGGTGGTACTAAACCATTAAAAGGATTTCCTGGCCTTCTTAAAAGAGCAGCTATTGGTTTTAAATCTTTAGGATCAGTAATTTCAACTGTTTTTAGTCCTTTAGCAATGATAGGTTTTTTCATCAGCGGTGTTCAAAAATTATTTGGACATCTTAAAAAAGGTTATCAAGAAGGATTAGAAGCTGCTAAAAAAATATCTGGAGAAAATGTTTCATTAGCTAGGAGTTTAGGTTTAGCTCAAGGGGCTGCTTCTAAACTAGCGGGTGCTGTAAGAGGAATGGGACCAACTCAAGCCGCCTCAGTACAATCAGCTGAAGCTTTGTATGGTGCTATGGGTGGTACTGAAAAGTTAAGCCAAAAAACATTAAAAACCTTTATTGGATTAAATACATTCGCTGGAATGTCCGCAGAAAACTTAGCTGATATTCATAAATTTGCTAAATTATCTGGAGACGATTCAGGAGTAGTAGCAGAACATATGGCTGATGCTGCTTTATCTGCTATTAAAAATAATAAATTAGCAGTTAGTCAAAAAGTATTATTAGGAGATGTAGCCAAAACTTCAGATGTAATTAAGTTAAGATTTAAAGGCCAAGAAGGAGAATTAGTTAAAATTGTAGCAGACGCTAAAAAATATGGTTTAGAATTAGCTAAAGCTGAAGATATAGCAAATAGTTTATTAAATATTGAAGACAGTTTAGCTGCTGAAATGGAAGCTGAACTCTTAACAGGTAAAGAATTAAACCTTGAAAAAGCTAGAGAAGCTGCTTTAAATGGTGATGTAGCTACATTACAAGAAGAAATAGCTAAAAATGCTGGCTCTATTGAAGAGTTTAATAAAATGAATGTTGTTCAACAGGAAGCATATGCTAAAGCTGTTGGTTTAAGTAGACAGGATTTAGCTAAAATGTTATCTGACCAAAAATCCAACCTAGCATTAAATGGTAATTTGGTTGATGAACAAGAAGACGGATTAGCAGCAATGAAATCAGGAGTTAGTTTAGCTGAAAGAGAAGAAGAAATTGAAAGAGCTAAACAAGCCGCTTCTTTAGGTTATTTTAAAGCTTTAGATCCTTTAGTTCAAAAGATTAGAGAAGCAGCCATTAGAGTTAAAAAAGTATTTGCAGACTGGTTTGGTGAAAAATTACAAAAATTATTAACAGATCCTGAAGTAAAAAAGTTTATTAATGACATGCCTGATAATGCTGAAAAACTGGCTAAGCGTGTTACTGGTATGTTAGATAAGATTGGAGAATTTGTTAAGAATAATCCTATTATTTCAACTTTAGGATACTTATTTGGAGGTAAAGTAGCTGGAGGTGCTATAAGAGCAGCAGGTACTATACTTGGAAATGTAGGAACATTTTTAGGAAGAAAAATGTTTGAAGGACTAGGATGGAAAAAGAAACAAATTGGTGATAAATCTAACCCTTCCTATACAATTGTTGAAAACCTACCAGAAAGTCTTAGCAAAAATATTCCTGACTCATTAAAAGGTCCACAACAAGATAAAAATGGTCAATTTAGAGATGAAAAAGGCAGATTTGCTAAAGATCCTTCTAAAGAAGCTGTAGACGCTGTTAAAGAGGCTTCAGAAGCACAAAAAGAAGAATCTAAAGAACAAACTAATAGTCTTAAAAAACAAGCCAATAAAAACTCTAAAGAACAATCTAATTTAACTAAAAAAGCATCTCGTGATATAAAAAGACAAACTGATAAAAATGCTAGAGATACTAAACGAACTATGCAAAAAGCTAGTCGCGATATTAGTAGATCAAATAGACAACAATCAAGTAGACTTAGAAGAATAACTTCTGGTTTAAGTAGAAATGTTAAAAAATTAGGACGAGATTCTAAAAAGATGTTTAGAGACTTAAACAGAAGTATGAAAGGTATGTTTAGAAGTTTAAAAACTAAAATGAGTGGTTTATTTAGAAATCTAAATAATGCTGTTAGAAGAATTGGAAAAGGAGGAGGAGGAATGGGAGGCATGTTAGGTATGTTAGGTCCAATAGGTATGGTTGCTGGATTAGCATTATCAGCAGGCACTGCTTTAGCATCAGGAGAAGGTCTAGGTGGCGCTTTAGAAGCTATAGACCCAACAGGATTAGTAGGAGCTGTTAGAGACAGAAATGATAATGATATGGGTGGTGACATGGGCGGCGGTTATGATATGGAAATGGCCGCTGGAGGTATTGTTAACAAACCAACAAAAGCATTAGTAGGTGAAGCAGGACCTGAAGCTGTAATTCCATTAAGAGAATTTTATGCTAAAATGGATGAATTAATAGCTGCAGTTAAACAAGGAGGAAATGTTTATATGGATAGTAGAAAAGTAGGTGAAAGCTTAGTAATAGGTGGATACAAAATGGGATAATCAATATTTATAATAAAAATAAATTATGGCACTTTTAGATAGCTTTAAAACATCAAACTTAACAATTAATAAAGACCCTCAAAAGTATAGCCAGGTTTCTAGATTAGATAATGTAAACGCTGGTGCTTCTATATTAGATATTGATAGTAGACAACCTAGTACTTATAGTCAAGTTTCAAAATTAGATAATCCAAATGCTTCAACTTCTCAATTAAATAGAGATGATGCTATTGCTGGTAAATCACCTCAAAAATACACAGTTAAAGATTAATAAATGAGTTTAAAAAATTTATTAACTAATCCTCAAGATTTTAAGTACACCTATAATTCACGAAAAGGTGTAACTGATACTTATCAGCCATATACTGAAAAAGGATATCCTACTGGAGGAGCAGGTAATAATTTTAAAAACTTAAAATATAGTGGTGATTCACCTGGAGGAGGTAATAGTCCTTTTTTAAATAAATTTAACAAACAAGATTGGGTTAAAAACCCAATTCCTGCTTTTCCAGCCCAAGATATTCCTGGATTAGGTCTTGACCAACTTGTTAGAGGAGGAACAGCTCTTAAAACAGCTGTCCCTAGAGATATTAATAGAATGACCCGTTTTCTTTCTTCAGAAAATGGAATAGTTTTTTTAGCTAAACAGTTTGGTTTATATGTAGCTGAACAAATACAATTATATGGTCCTGATCAAACAAAATGGAAAGTAACATATAATCCAACTTCACCTTTAGTTAACACAACTTTAGCCCCAACAGGTCTTCATTTAGCAAATGTTATTTTATCTAATGGTGGTCCTTCAGGAGTAAACCAAGGTGCTGGTTATTTATATGGTCAACCTAATTTATTAATTCCTAGAGAAACTAGAAGTCAATATGGTGAAGGTAAAACATATTTACAAAAACCAAAAGATTTTGGTAATGAACAAAACATAAAGGATAGAGTTGATAAAATAACAACTGCTGCTTTATACAGAGACTTAACAGCAAAATCTGATTTAGTAAAAGCAGATACAGTTCCTTTTTATATAACTGTTATTAACAATGATGGTAGTGGAAATAATACTTACATTCATTTTAGATCATATATAGAAGGTTTAGCTGATAGTTTTGGTGCTGATTGGGGTACTCAAAAATATATGGGTAGAGGAGAAAATTTTTACTTCTATAATGGTTTTTCTAGAGATATTTCATTCACATTTAAAGTACCTGTATTATCAGCTTTTGAACAACGATCTGTATATTCAAAATTAAATTATTTAGCATCAATAATGGCCCCTGATTATTCAAATGGTGGGTTTATGAGAGGTAATTTAATAAAATTAACTATTGGAGATTATTTAAAAGATGTTCCTGGAGTATTAACTTCTTTAAATTATACTATTAATAATGATGCTGGTTGGGATATTGGTTCTGAAGATAATAAATCTAACAATAATACAGGAGGATGGGTTATGCCTAAATTAATTGAAATATCAGGATTTAACTTTAAACCTATACATTCTTTTATACCTAAAACAGTTAATCCTGATTATATTACTACAGGAAATGGTGGATTTGTAGATGCTCCTTTTATAAATTATGGTAAATTAAACAGTGATACAAACAATGGTGGAGGATACGGTGGGGGTGTTATAAAAATAAAAGAAAAACCTAATCCTCAAACACCTATTACACAAAATCAAGACCTAACTGGAGGAGCAACTCCTCTATAATAATCTATGTAACTAATGGCTAACAGATACAATTCAATACCGTTAAAATCTAGTCAAGGAACTCCAAATAAGTTCCCTACAGCTATTTATCAAACAGTTAAATACCCAGAAATACCATTATCAGTAAATGATACATATGCTATAACAACTTTAGGTGATAGATTAGATTTGTTAGCCCAACAATTTTATGGAGATTCAAGTTTGTATTGGATAATAGCTTGTGCTAATCCGGATAAAATAGGATTTTCATCGTTATTTATAAATGAAGGAACAGAAATTAGAATACCTTCAAACGTTTCGCAAATAAAAGCTTTGTACAATCAATTAAATACAGTCTAAAAAAATGGGTAAAAGAGGAAATATTACAGGTGAATCCTTTGATGTTGAGGTTATAAAACAAATTGAAGCAAGACAAACATTTATGGGTGTAAACCCAAAATTAGATAAACATTTACTTTATCAAAATAACAAAACAGCGTTTGTTAGATTAGCTTCTTCTATTAATATAGAATCAAATAATTTACTCTCTAATCAAACTTCTAATCTTTTTGGTCTTCAAACACCTCCAACTCTAAGTATTTTTGATCAAGAAACATCTACACCACAAGATTTTTTAACAGAAGAATCTACAAAACCACTCCAAGATAGAAATCTTCCAACTTTTTTACAAGGAAAATCTTTAGCAGAAGAATGTGTTTTATTTGGTGGAACAGTCTCTGTTAACACCGATGATAAAACATTTGCTCAAAAATATGGGGTAGGTGAAGGAGATAACAGCCCAAAAGGATATGGAACTGAAAACATTGACCTATCATCAACTTCAGTTTATGGTTGGGGTGGATTAGGAGAACAAGGTTATAGACCAATGCCTGGTATTTTAGATGCCAATATTTCTTATTATAACAGAGGTGCTTTAGCTAAAGCAACTGTAAATTGTAAAGTATATTCTGTAGAACAACTTCAAATATTTGATTTATTATATTTAAGAATTGGTTATACAATGCTTTTAGAATGGGGACATAATATTTACATTGATAATACTATAAGAGATAACCAATGGGATCCTAATTTAGTTAATAGACCTACTTTTTATACCAAACCGTTTAATAAATTTTTTGATAACAAATCAACCCAAAATGATATTATAGATTCTATTAAAGAACAAAGAAAAGATGACTATTACAACTATGACGCTATGTTAGGTAAAGTTGTAAACTTTACTTGGAAATATAATAATGATGGATCTTATAATATTACTTTAAATTTAGTTGGTTTAGGAGATGTAATTGAAGCCCTTAAAATAAATACCTCAGTAGCAGGAAATACAGGAGCTAAACCTTCAGATCTATTAAATGAAGAAGAAATAAAAGCAAGAGAACTTGAAGCTGAAATTGAACGAATAGAAGGCCAAGTAACTGCAGCGGAAAATGCCGTTGTCTCAGCCCAAGCTGCTTTAGATGAAGTATCAGATAGCACTGATTTACTAACAGCCACTGTTGAAACTTTTATCACTAGAGTAGGAAAGTTAAGTTTAGATACCGCCTTATCTACAGCAACTGTAACAAAAATATATTCTCAAGGTAAACTTGATACAACAGGGGCCATCATAGATGACAATGTTGCAGGTTCGGCTTTCAGAAACATTACTCTTGGAGCAGTTAATGCAGGACTTTCAGCATTAGTTCAGTCAAAGGGAGGTAGTAGTGGTCAAGTTTCTCTTTTAGCTGGATTAAAAAATCCTTTACCTAAAATCAATGATTCTTTACTTCTTCAATATATTGATAAAAAAGATTTTGTCAACTCAGATAAACTAATAAATCAACTATTTGCTGATATAGAATCTTCATCTAGTGATTTTCAAACTAGTATACGACGTATAATCTTTAAAGCACTTAACCCAGGACTTTACTCAAAAGAATCACAAATTATAATTGATCTTTTTAATGGAGGAAAACCAGTTTCCCTTAGTAAAAAAACAGGACCAGGAGCTGTAACTGCATCAGAATACTCTCGTTTACTTACTATAGAATCAAATAGAGTAAAAATAAGTGCTGGGGTAACTCCCCTGGATACAACAAAAAAACCATTAGATTATTCATATTCTGAAATTAAAAGTGAGTTACTAAAGATATATAATAAAGTAAAAGAAGAAGGAAACCAAAAAAATGAATTAGCCAAAAATGCCGCAGGTGCTTTAGCAAGAGCAACTGCAACAAAACAAGCAGCACAAAGACGTCTTAAACAAGCTCAACAAGAATTAGCTCTTTTAAAAGAAAAATTTGAAAATTTTCCACAATCTGCTGCAGAATATAGAGATAAAAGTAATTTTAATAGACAATTATATCTTTGGATTGAATATATTAAAAATTCAGCTAATAAAACAACTGGTGAAATTAAAGAAACTATAGAATTAAATGATATTCAAAAACAAGTTATAGAAAGAACTTTAAAAGATCAAGGATTTACTAAAGAACAAATAACAGAAGAATTTAAAAAATTTACAGGTGAACAATTAAACAATATAAAAAATCCTGATTTTTGTAAATTAAATTTTCAAGCAGTATCCCATGATGCTTCAACTGGAAGATCAACATTTGATATTACTCAATATTATGTTAGATTTGGTTATATGTTAGATTGGATGACTTATAACTTACTTATTTATGATGATAGTAAAAAATTTGATATCCCCCAAATAACTACTCCTATATCAGGTTCTACCCCAGGAATGACAGCATCCAAAGGACACCCTTATCTAACTATAGATACAGATGTTGAAGCAAATATTTTAAAACATTTTCCTTCTCAAATCTCCTCAGATCCTAAAATTTGTATTATACCTATAAATTATACTAAACAATTTAAAGGAAAAAAATCAAATACAGTTACAGATTCTAAAACTAAAAAACAAACAACAACAATTGAAGATTTTGAAGCAAATTTTAATTGGATTAGTCTAAATGGAACAAACCCAAATCAACCTAACTTAAAAAATTATTTTATTGAAGGTGAAAAAGATGCCGCCCGATTAATGAATATAATGGTTAATATTGATTTTGTAGCTGATACTTTAGCCCAAAACGTTGATCCAAATGGTAAAGTAACATTATTAAGTTTTTTAAATAGTGTTTGTATGTATATTTCTGATACTTTAGGGGGTGTAAATAAATTAAACACAGTCTATGATGGAGACTCAAACCAAATAAAAATTGTTGATGAGAATGGAATTGGTTTAAGTTTTAATAAAGTAGAAGTTAAAAAGGCTGAACCAGTTATTCCTGAAATAGGAAGGTTTAGAGCTTATGGTTTACAACCAAGTACCCAAGGTAGTTTTTTAAATGACATTGATTTCCAAGTCCAATTACCTCCTAATATGGCTTCTATGGCTACTATATCTGCCCAATCCTCAGGTAATATTGTAGGTGAAAATGCTACTGGTTTATCTAAATTAAATACTGGTTTAAAAGATAGAATTATTCCTAGTAAATTAGACTCACAAAGTATAAAAGCAAAATCAAATAATAATACTACAACTGACCCAAATGTTATATTTGGTGATAAAATAAATCAAATGAATACTTTTGTTGAAGATATATATGAAAACAATAAATATGATCCTCAAAATATTGAATCATTAAAATCAATTAACCGAGATGTATCTTTATTTGAAGTAGGAATAAAAGCTGAAAAAGAAGAAATACCCGCTCCTTTCTTTATACCATTTAATTTATCCCTTACAATGGATGGCCTTTCAGGGATGAAAAATTATGAACGATTCTCCATTACAGAAGAAATATTACCATATAGTTATAGATCATCAGATGCATTAGAAGGTGGAGTTATTGATTTCTTAATCAAAGGTATTTCCCATACTGTATCTAACAACCAATGGAAAACAAAATTAGAAAGTTTAACAGTAAGTTCAATTAGAAGACCTAAAAAATAATGGCATATTATCCTAAAAATAGAATAGTAACAGATTTATATACTCGTGGAGGAGAATTTTCTATTTCTATTACAGGAGCTGAATATACAGGATATTATTATAAACTTTATAATGGAACTTTCTTTACAGGTAAAACTCCAAATGATGGTCCTAGTCAAGAATTAATTCCTTTAGTAGAAACTATTACTGAAGATGATCCTCTTGTAGTTACTTTAAGTAAAGATACTAACCCTGTTCTTCAAAGATATGTTGGTTTATTAGGTAAAGACCCTGAAGATAAAAAATTACCTACTCCTTATTATCCAAAACCAACAAAACAAGATTATGAACTAGGAGAAATACAAAGATATTTTTCTAAAAAAATAAATGATAATCTCTTTATTGAAATTAATTCAACTGATTTTGAAAATTTATCTTCTGAAAATAGTTCTTATCTATGGCAATACTATACTACATTTTCTATACCATGGGAAATCTCAGGTATAAAAGAAGAAGTAGAACAAATTAATAAAAAAATAGTTGCCTTAGCTGAAGTCCAAAATAAAGCTCTTGGGTTTAGATTATTTATTAAAAAAACAGGAGGATATTTAAAATTATACAAATAAAAAAACATAAATATTTATAATAGATTATGGCATTGCAAGAAGAAAACTCATCATTAAAAGCTAAAAACTTTGGTAAAGCAGAAGCTCAAACAGCAGATTCTATCCTTAATAGAATTAGACAAAGTGGATTTTTAAGACCTAATAATTCTAGAAGAGAAGATAGACAATTTGTTCCTGTTCCTGTTGTTGAATCACCTTCTGCTAATTACTATAATCCTCCTGCAGCTGATGCTGATTATCAGTCTGTATTAACATATGCTACAGATCAAGGATATGTTTTACCTTCTCAAACTGTTCAAGAACTTGGAAGTGCTTTAGTTACTACCTTAAAAACAGAAGGTGTATGGGATAAATTAGATTTATTTTATATGTTCGCTACAGATGGTGATGAAGATTTTGCCTCTATAAATTGGAAAAATACTTCTTCTTATGCTGTTGATAGAATTAATTCTCCATCATTTATACCATCAACAGGATTTACTGGAAATGGTACAAATGCTTACTTAAATACAAATTGGATCCCAGCATCAGGTTCTAATTTCTCTCAGTCTTTTTCATCTCATGGATGTTTTGTTTATTATAATACTCCTAATATACAAGTATCTAGAGCTAATGTTGGTTTCCATGGACATATATCTGGCAGCGGTGTTTATAATATAATAAACATTTATAGTCCATATTACAGTAATTCTTTTTTTGGTTATTATACTAATACTTCTGGTGCTACACAGTATGAATACAAACGTGGAGTAATAGCTCCAAGGTTTTTATTAGCTAATGTAACTGCTAGTACTCTACAACCTTATGATAATGCTAATAATACTTTCCGAGCTTTAGCTACTGCTTCTGTAACAACATCTACTTTACCAACAAGTTCTGTTGTTATTTTACAACGTGGTATAAATGGATCTAACTGGTACACTCCTAGTGGTATTTTTATTCAAGCGGATTTTTGGGGAAGTTACTTAACAGAAGATGAAGCAACTACTCTTTATACATCATTAAATACTTACCTTTCTAATATTTAATTATAATTTGGTCTTACAAAATCTTGATACTATATTAATAGTAAATCAAGGTTATGTTTTGGTTAATAGAGACAGAAGAACAATTAGATTATTTAAAACAAAAACCTATAGAAGAGGCGTTTGTTGAAGTAATTCCTTATCATGATAAAGTTCATCCTGCTCTAAATGATGTTTCATTAGTTTATATTAGACCGTTTAACGACAACAAAGGTTATATATTGAGCGTTGACCATAGTGAGACTTTCTCGCTTAATAAAACGGTTATAGACAGTATTCTACGAAATATAAAGCGCATATGGGTTCGAGATAAAAAGCAAACACTATATTACTTTCAAATCAAAAGCTTGCTCGACCTTTCCATACTTAACCCTACGTATATACAAGACGAATTACCTGTTTACTCGCATTTTTATAATACAGATTACCCAAAAGTAAACAAACTTATTCCAGTAGGTAAACATTACGAAAAATACGAACATATTTATATACAGGTTCGTAGTATAATACCTAAAGAACTACCATCATACTTTGATTTTTACAATAATAAAGTGGTATTAGCTTTTTTTGGAATTGAAAAGAATGGAATTAATATAGATAAAGAAGAATTTGATAAATACTATGAACCAACTAAAGAATTTTATTCTGTTAAAGACAATAGAGTTTATACCAATTACAATTTGGTTACAACAACTCGTAGACCAAGTAATACTTTCAATGGCATTAATTTTGCCGCTTTAAATAAAGAAAATGGCTCAAGGAGAAGCTACATATCGAAGTATGGATTCGTGGAGTTTGATATTAGTGCATACCATCCCAATCTTGCTTCTCGTTTGGTTGCCATGGATTTTAATGGACAGGATGTCCACCAAACGTTCGCTTCGCTCTATGGCGTTTCATACAAAGAAGCAAAAGAACTTACGTTCAAACAACTTTATGGTGGCGTATTTAAAGAGTACGCGCATTTGGAATTTTTTCAAAAAGTAAGTAAGTTTATTGAAGAGAACTGGAAAGAGTTTAATGAGCAAGGAAGGGTAGAAGTTCCGTACTCAGGGTATATTTTTGAGAAGGAAAAGTTGGACAAAATGAATCCACAAAAACTTTTTAATTATATGTTACAAAACATAGAAAGTGCTGTAAACACATATATACTGATGGATATACATAGGTTACTGAGAGGGCGCAAAACAAGGATTGTGTTGTATACTTATGACAGCTTTTTATTTGAACTTGGAGAAAACGAAAAAGATATAGATATTGAAATAGAAAACATATTTAAAAAATATAAGTTATTAATTAAGAAAAGTTATGGAAACACCTACGATTTTACAGAGGCCTAAATATATGTATGGAGGATACGATTTTGATCCAACTAATATACGTGACGTGAATAATAAGTTATTTTGTACCTTTACTAGCCTAGAAGATTTAGATGAACTAGTAAATGGAATCACAAGCTCATACTCTATAATGTATAATAAAATGTTTGTCTTGTACGTTAAAAGTACAGATGAATATGTTGTTACATACAATGTTGAGCAAGGTAATGTAAGTGATATTCCTGAGAATACTATTTTAGTACATAGAAAAAAAGATACTAATACACTCTATACAATAAATGCTCTAAATGAGTTAATTAAAAAATTAAATGGTGGGGTTGTTGATCCACAATATAGAGTGAGTTGGCAACATTATAGAAACTGTATTTTATTGACTAACCATAATGAGTTAAAGCAATTAAATACAAAAATTTATAAGATTATTGAGCTATAGTTTGGCCCATTAATCAGTTTTTATTAAATTAAGTTATAAACAATGTATAAGTTATGGATTTGAATGAAATTCGCAATCGATTAAACGCTATGCAGAGCAAATCTGCTCCAAGCGGTGGAGGTGACAAAAAAAACATTTTTTGGAAACCAAGTGTAGGTAAGCAGACAGTACGAATTGTACCGTCTAAGTTTAACAAAAATAACCCATTTTCAGAGGTTTATTTCCATTATGACATTACTAACCGAGTAATGATTTCTCCAACCAACTGGGGTGAAAAAGATCCTATTGTTGAGTTTGCTAAGCAACTTCGTGGAACAAATGATAAGGAAAATTGGCGTTTGGCTAAAAAGTTGGATGCTAAAATGCGTATTTTCGCTCCTGTTATTGTTCGTGGTGAAGAAGCAGAAGGAGTTAAATTGTGGCAATTCGGTAAGGAGTTGTATATGGATTTCTTGAACTTGGCAGATAATGAAGACATTGGTGATTTCACTGATGTAGCAACTGGTCGTGATATTGCTTTGACTACAGTAGGACCTGAAGTTACAGGCACTAACTACAACAAAACAACCATTATGCCTAAGGTTAAAGAAACTCCATTGAGTGCTAATGCTGAAGAGGTTCAAAGCTGGTTAGAGAATCAACCAAAACCAGTAGATGTATTTAAAAAGTATTCTTATGATGAAATGAAAGATGCTCTACAGAAATGGTTGTCACCTGATGAACCAGAAGAAGGAGACATCATTGATGATGAAAACGAACCAGAAGCTGAAGTAGTTTCTTCTACTAAAAATTACACTCTTAAAACTCCAACTGCTCCTAAAACAAGCAAAGCAGAAAAATTTGATTCTTTGTTTGATGAGGAAGATGATGACTTGCCATTTTAATTTAATTGAATATGCCTAGACCTAAGAAAAATGAATCACTTACGGCTGCTGTCTCTGCTGAGATTAGAGCCAATTTTAATCTTGATAAATTCAAGGAAAAGAAAATGCTTAACAGTAATGTTAAGTTTAAAGAACAAAAATGGATTCCTCTTAGCCAGGCATTTCAAGATGTTACATCTGTCCCTGGAATTCCTCAGGGACACATTGTACTTCTTAGAGGTCACAGTGATACAGGTAAAACAACTGCTTTGATTGAAGCTGCTGTGAGCGCTCAAAAAATGGGTGTTTTGCCTGTGTTCATTGTAACTGAAATGAAATGGAATTGGGAGCACGCCATGCAAATGGGTTTGCAAGTAGATCTTGATGTAGATGAGGAAACAGGTGAAGTTATTAACTACAGTGGTTTTTTCCTCTATGTTGATAGAGAAAGTTTGCATACTATTGAAGATGTAGCAGCATTTATTTTAGATATGGTAGATGAACAGAAAAAAGGTAATTTGCCTTATGATTTGTTGTTCTTGTGGGACTCAATCGGTTCTGTACCATGTGAAATGTCTGTTAAATCTAATAAAAATAACAATGAATGGAATGCAGGTGCTATGTCAACCCAATTTGGCAACAATGTAAATCAGAAAATTACACTTTCCAGGAAGGAATCATCTCCTTACACTAATACTCTCTTATGTGTAAATAAGGTTTGGACAGCTAAAGCTGAAGTACCTATGGGTCAACCAAAACTTATGAATAAGGGAGGCTTTGCAATGTGGTTTGATGCCACATTTGTAATTACTTTTGGTAATATCGCTAACGCTGGTACTAGTAAGATTAAAGCAATTAAGGATGGTAAACAAGTAGAATTTGCCAAACGTACTAACATCCAAATTGACAAAAATCATATTAATGGTGTTACAACCAGAGGTAAAATTATCATGACTCCTCATGGCTTTATTAATGATGTTGATAAAGAAATTAAAGCCTATAAGGATGCTCATGCCAATGAGTGGATGAAAGTTCTAGGCAGCATGGACTTCGATATTTTCGAAGAAGATGAAACATTTGAGACTATGAATGTATTTGAACAAGAGCCAGATTAATATTGGCTTTATTCAAAATATTTGTTATATTCATAGTAATGAACAAAAAAGAACTTTTACAGCTTCTTGAAACCATGGAACAAGAGACGCCTGTCTCAAACCGACATGATAGGGTTCTATTAATAGATGGATTAAATTTATTCTTTAGAAATTTTACAACTATCAAGTATGTTAATGAGGCAGGTGCTCACGTTGGTGGTTTAGGAGGTTTTATTCGCTCACTTAATTTTCTAATTAAGCAAATCCAACCAACATCCGTATATGTAGTATTTGATGGAGTAGGTTCTTCCACTAACAGGAAGAATCTGCTCCCCGAATACAAATCAGGTAGAAATTTAACTAGAGTCACTAACTGGGATATTTTTGATTCATTAGAAGATGAACATGATTCTAAAGTTGACCAATTAGTTAGATTGATCCATTATTTGAAGTGTTTGCCTGTTAAAACAGTTAGTATTGATAAAGCAGAAGCAGATGATATTATTGCTTTTCTAAGTAAGAAATTACCTGAAAAACATGACTCCCAAGTCTTTATAGTTTCTAATGATAGAGACTTTATGCAACTAGTAAATGATAAAGTTATTCTTTACCGACCAGCTGAAAAAGAATTTTTTGATAAAAAAGCTGTTAAGGAAAATTTTGGAGTACTAGTTGAGAATTTTATTTTATATAAAACGCTAATGGGAGATAATTCGGATAAAATTGAGGGTGTAAAAGGATTAGGTGAAAAAGGATTAAGAAAAAAGTTCCCTGAATTAGCTGAACGCCCTATGTCTTTTAGTGATTTAATTAATTTATGTGCTTCAAAGTATAAAGAGAATGTAACATATTCTAAAATTGTATTTGATGCTGATAGGTTAGAAAAAAACTATAAGGTTATGGATCTAAGCAATCCTATCATTAGCCAAAATGATGAAATGTATTTAGAAGAATTTATTGACAAAAAATCACCAGAACTAAACTTAAAAGCATTTATGCGTTTATATAATGAAGATGGTTTGGGTAAAACAATTCTAAATACTGAGTTTGTAATTAATGAGGTTTTTAAAGTATTAAACAGTTATAGATAAAAAAGTTATATGACATTAAATAATTTATCCCAATATGGAATGGGATTTCAAATCAAAGTATTATCTTCCCTACTAACACATAAGGAATTTCTACTAAATATTCAAGATGTGTTAAGTGAAGAATACTTTGATAATCAAGCACATAAATGGATCATTAAACAAATTCTAGATTACTTCCAGAAGTACCATACAGTACCTTCAATGGATGTACTAAAAGTAGAGTTAAAGAAAATTGATAATGAAGTACTTCAAGTATCTATTAAAGAACAACTTCGTGAAGCTTATAAAGCCTCTGATGAAGATCTTAAATATGTTGAAGAAGAATTTTCAAACTTTTGTAAAAATCAACAGCTTAAAAAGGCGTTATTAACAAGCGTAGATTTTCTTAATGCCGGAGATTATGACTCTATTAGGTCTATGATTGATAACGCTTTAAAGGCGGGTCAAGACAAAAATATTGGCCATGAGTATAATAAAGATACTGAGTCTAGATATAGAGAAGATAATAGAGTAACTATTCCTACTCCTTGGGAACCATTTAATGATCTTTTAATGGGTGGTCTTGGAGGAGGAGATTTTGGCCTTATATTTGGTAATCCAGGTGGTGGTAAATCTTGGTCATTGGTTGCTTTAGGAGGCTGGGCTGTTAAGTTAGGTTATAATGTACTCCATTATACTCTTGAGTTAGGTGCAGATTATGTTGGTAGACGATATGACGCTTTCTTTACTAATATTCCTGTAAATAAAATTTTACAACATAAAAATAAAGTTGAAGAAGTAGTACCATCATTAGAAGGACAGCTAATTATCAAAGAATACCCAACAGGTAAGGCATCTATTTCAACAATTGAATCACATATTAAAAAATGTATTGATTTAGATTTCAAACCAGACCTAGTAATTATTGACTATGTTGACCTTCTTCGTTCAAAAAGAAAAAATCGTGAGCGTAAGGACGAAATAGATGATATTTATATTAGTACTAAGGGTTTAGCTAGAGAATTAAATATCCCCGTTTGGAGTGTATCTCAAGTTAACCGTGCTGGTGCAAAGGATGATATTATTGAGGGAGATAAAGCAGCTGGTTCTTATGATAAAATCATGATAACCGATGTTGCAATATCCTTATCAAGGAAACGTCAAGACAAAGTAAATGGAACAGGAAGATTTCACATCATGAAAAATCGCTACGGTATGGACGGCCTAACGTTCTCAGTGAAAGCAGACACTTCAACTGGTCATTTTGAAGTATCAAATCATGTCATAGACGATGAAGACGAACCTCAAACTCAATCCAACAGCACTAATTTTGGAGGAATTGATTCAGTAGATAAAGCCCTTATTAGAAACAAATTTTTCGAACTAACAACCTAAATTTATTATTAAAAAATGTTAACAACAGAATCACAAATTTTGTCGGAAATCACTACCCACCTTAAGTATGCAAAATACGTCCCTGAAAAAAACAGACGTGAGACTTGGAGTGAGTTAGTTACCCGAAACAAAGAGATGCACATTGAAAGATTTCCTCAATTAGCTGAAGAAATCGAGTCCGCTTACAAGTATGTTTATGATAAAAAGGTATTGCCATCTATGCGATCAATGCAATTTGCTGGCAAACCTATCGAAATAAACAATGCCCGTATTTTTAACTGTTCCTATTTACCTATTGATGATTACAGAGCTTTTTCTGAAATTATGTTTTTGCTACTTTCAGGATGTGGAGTAGGATATTCAGTCCAAACTCACCATGTAGAAAAATTACCTGAAGTAAGAAAACCACTTAAGTGGAAACGTTATCTAGTAGGTGATTCAATTGAAGGTTGGGCTGATGCTGTTCGTATGTTGACCAAAGCTTATTTTGGTTATACTTCAACAGGTCCATTATTTGATTTTAGAGACATTCGTCCAAAAGGTGCCTCACTTATTACTGTTGGAGGTAAAGCACCGGGTCCTGAGCCATTGAAAATTGCTTTAGTACATGTACAAGCTATTTTGGACCGTAAACAAGATGGTGAAAAATTAACAACTTTGGAAGCCCATGATATTATTTGTCACTTAGCTGACGCTGTATTGTCTGGAGGTATTCGTAGAGCTGCTTTGATCTCATTATTTAATTTAGATGACCAGGATATGTTAACTTGTAAATTTGGGAACTGGTGGGAAAATAATCCTCAACGAGGAAGATCAAATAACTCAGCTGTGTTGTTACGTAGTAAAATTGATAAAGAAACATTTTTGGATTTGTGGAAGAAAATTGAGGCATCTAATAGCGGAGAACCAGGATTCTTATTTACAAATGATAAAGACGCGGGTACTAATCCATGTGCTGAAATTAATTTGAAACCAAACCAATTTTGTAACTTATGTGAAATCAATGCCTCAGATATTGACTCACAAGAAGAATATAATGCAAGAGCTAAAGCAGCAGCTTTTATTGGCACATTACAAGCCTCATATACTGACTTCCATTATTTAAGAGATATTTGGAGAAAAACAACTGAAAAAGAAGCATTGTTAGGTATTGGAATGACAGGTATCGCTTCAGGAGCTATTTTTAACTTCAATATGAAAGAAGCGGCTAAAGCAGCAGTTGAAGAAAACGCCCGTGTAGCTGAAATTTTAGGTATTAATAAAGCAGCTCGTGTTACTACAGTTAAACCATCAGGTACCACTTCATTAGTATTAGGTACAAGTTCAGGTATTCATGCTTGGCATGATGATTATTACATGCGTCGTATTCGTTTAGGTAAAAATGAAGCATTGTATCAATATCTTGCCGTTTACCATCCTGAAATGTTAGAAGATGATTTCTTCAAACCTGAAATCCAATCAGTAGTATCAGTACCACAACGTGCTCCTGAAAATGCAATCACACGTAAAGAATCAGCTATGGACTTATTAGAACGTATTAAAACAATTAATAAAAATTGGATTAAACCAGGTCATAGAAGAGGTTCTAATATGCATAATGTATCAGCTACAGTAACTATTAAACAAGATGAATGGGATACAGTAGGTGAGTGGTTGTATGAAAATAAAGAATATTTTACAGCTTTATCTTTCTTACCGGAAGATTTAGGCACTTACAAACAAGCTCCTTTTGAAACAATTACAAAGGAAGAGTTTGAGGCAGCAGTAGAATCATTACACGCTGTAGATTTATCAAAAGTCATTGAGATGGTTGATAACACAGCATTAATGGATCAAGCAGCTTGTGCAGGTGGAGCTTGTGAAATAGTTTAATATTTATCAGATATGTGGAATAGTATAAGAGAAAGAATTTTCCCGCTAATTATCGCACTCTCCGCATTATCTGTAAGTGCATCCGCGGCTTTTTATAGTGTAACTGGTCTTAGCTTATTATTTGCTGGGGCCAGTTTCGCCGTAATTATTATGGCTTCTTCTTTAGAATTTGCCAAACTAGTAATAGCTTCTTTATTATATCAATATTGGGAAAAAATAAATAAAATATTAAGAACCTATTTAACAGTAGCAACATTTATTCTTATTTTAATCACCTCAGCTGGTATTTATGGTTTTTTATCTGCTGCTTATCAAGCTACAGCTAACAAAGCAGGTATAGTAGAAAACCAAATCAAACTTTTAGAAACCAAAAAGACATCCTTTGAAAAAATTAAAGGACAATATGAGGTAGAAAAAACATCTTTAACACAAAACATAACAACATTAAGAAATGCATTGGGAAGCAATACTCAGTCTTATGTGGATAATAATGGCAATGTCATTAGTTATTCTTCCGGAGCAAACCGAAAAGCTTATGAAAAACAGCTGGAGGTGGCTATCGAAAAAGACGAACAACTTACTACAAAAATTCAAACGTACAATGACTCGATAATCAGTTTAGAAACCCAAATTGTTAAAACACAAAATAATTCAGAAGTAGCAGCCGAATTAGGACCACTAAAATACTTAGCAAACTTAACAGGTGTTGAAATGGACCGAATTATTAACTGGTTCTTATTAGTTATTATATTTGTGTTTGATCCTTTAGCAATATCTTTAGTAGTTGCTGCAAACTTTGCTTTCGCCCAACTAAAGAAAAAAGATGATGTTTTATATCCTGACCCTCAGGATAAACCTGAAGATTCAGATATAGAACATAATTTTAAAAATGATGAAGAGTTAGAAGAGGCAAGTTTAGTAGATCTTCAAAAATGGGAAGAAGAAGAAAAACCAATTCCTGTGTTTGTAGATCCTAAAACAGGAAAATTGTACTATGAAGAACCTGACCCGATTAATCCTCTACCAGATGAAGCTATAGATGAAATTTTAGAAGGTGAAGAATTTAATTTAGATTTAGATGGTGATGGTGTAGTTGAAGAAGAAGAACTTAAACAAGTATTTGAACAAGCTGATACTAATAATGATGGTGTTATAGATGAAAAAGAAGCTAAAGTAGCCAATTTAGATGATGACACTGCCCAAAAATTAAATGAAGCTAATAAAATCTTTAAAAATATAGATAATACTATATATTATCCTCATAAAGTAAAAGAAGAAATATCAAAATTAAAATCCTTAATATCAGATTATTTTACTAAGAAAAAAGAGGATGATGATGACACCATAACTATATTTTAAAATCTCTTTTAGAGAGGGTTACTCCTGGTTTGGCTCATTCAAATAGTGATGCTATATTTATATCATAATAAAGAAACAAGAAATAAAGGTTATGAAAAACATTAAAGTAGTAAAAAGAGGTCGTCCAAGTAACAAAAACGTTCAAAACGCAACTTTCGTTCCATCACTGATTGATTTTTCTAAAGTTACAAAATTGGACAATTTGAATATTGATCCTAAAATGATGGCCACTATGAAAACAGGTTTGGCTGTTGATAAATTGATTTCACATGAAGGTGGTATTCCAGCCGCAACTAATATTATGATGATTGGAGATCCAGGTGTTGGTAAAACAACTGTTTTGTTGGATGTTCTTTCAGCTGCCCAAAACAAAGGTAACAAATGTTTGTTCATCTCAGGTGAGATGGGTAAAAAACAAATGTTCAAATACACACAACGTTTTCCACAATTTGGAAATATTGAAACATTGTTTATGCAAGATTTTCTTGAGTACAACACTAAAGACGTAATTGAGCAGGTTTTAGACCGTGGTTATGATTTGGTTTTGGTTGACAGTGCCGCTGAAATTATTGATGGTGTTCGTGACGACAATAATTGGGATCGTAAAATGGCTGAGAGCTGGTTGGTTGATATTTGTGTTAAAAATAACAAAGGTGAGAACAAGTCAGAAAAATTCACATCATTTATGTTGATTCAACAAGTTACTAAAGCTGGTGTATTTGCAGGTTCTAACAAATTGAAGCACTTGGTTGACGCCATGGGTGAGATGCGCCGCGAATCAGAGCGTGATGGTGGAGCCACTTTTATCAACTTTACTAAGAACCGTAATGGTTTGGTTGATAATAAAATGTACTTTGAATTGTCAAATAGTGTGATCCGTTACGGAACCACTATTTCAGCTTAATAATATAAATAAAAGTTATGAAGAAATTAACATTAGTATTAGGAGTTATTAGTTTATTTTCTTGTCAATCTAAGGTTGAAAAAATACAGACTAAAATTAATGAAAAAAAATCTCAAATAGAATTAGTTAAACAAGAGGTCGCTGAGGCAGATTCAATTAGGAGTTCTATGATTTATACTTCATTAAAACAAGGAGCTGCTTGGACTGATAGTTTAATAAAACTTGGTGCCCTAACAGAAGATGGTATAAAATTCCTAAAAAAATATCCAGGATTTTATAATGGAATGGGTACAATAGAAGCAGTATCTTTAAACCCATTTTTAAAAAATCAAGATTCTATATTCAACTCAAGAAAATATAAGGACTTATTATACATAATAAATAGTGGTAAAAGTGTTATTGATTCATTAGAAAAAGAATTATCTACTCTTAATACTACTTTAATATATGCAAAAGTAGAAGAAAAATAAAAATTAAGGTTGTCCAACCTCAAAATGGACTGGAGCTACGAAGGCAAACAGGGGTGAAGTAATTCACCTCCTTGTTTGGCTCATCCAAATCAAGATGTTATATTTATATCATAATAAAGGTTATGAGTAAAGAATTAACATCAACACAAAAAGTATTATTTAACGCCACGTTCAATTTTTGGATGGCTCAAGGTAAATCAATTGAAGAAGCAACTCAAGAAGCTTGGAATAAGATTGAGTCTGTAAATAAATTAAAAAAAGAAATAAATAAAATAGGTTTTACATATTAATAATAAAAGTTATGTTTAAAGCATTTGTAGGATACCAGATTGATGACAACGAGAACGCAGTTTTCGATATGTCCGCCGAGTTCGAATCTAGAAGTGAAGCTGAAGATTGGGTTGAGTTCATGTTGAACATGGATGGAGAGTATGATTTTGCTACTGTTGAAGAAGTAGCAGATGACTTTGAGTCACAAGTTAATGAGTTTGAAGCACAGGAAGAAGCTCGACGTGAGCTTGGAATTCCTAAAGATGTTTTTTAAATTATAAGTAATGCATTCAAGAGAAACAGTTACTAAAAAACTTAAAAAACTTAAACCTCTTAAATACAGTCAATTTCGTTGGTGGAGAACATATCAAGTTCCATCTACTTTACCTAAATCAATCCATATTGAAAAAAGAATTCAAAATGGTGATTTTGAACCATCACCTTATTTTTGGATGGCTCAAGAAGCACTTTGGGAAAAACATGATCTAGACCAATTAGATCTTGAACCATTCTATAGAGCAAAACGTGGTGGTTTACTTTTAGCTAAATATGAGAGACTAATGCATGATTTTGAAGTAGATGATAATGAGCGTCTTGATAATTTTATTGATGCTATTTATGATTATTTTGAAGTTGATAAACAAGATGTAGAAGATGAAATAAAAATGTTTGGCAAATCAATATTATCTTATTATAATCATGCTTGTAAAAAATATACTGTTAGAAGAGTCGCTCCTAAAAGACGTGGCCGCCCTAAAAAAATTATTGTATGAAAATATCACATGAAGTTCCTTTATTCCTGTTAGAAGATAGTCAAAAATTTAATGACTATGATTATGCGTTAGTTCATTTATTAGAATCAGACTCTGATTATGCTGATTATTTTATGAAGGCAAAACAACAGGGACGTTATATTATTTTAGATAACTCACTTCATGAATTAGGAACAGCATATAATGATTCAGGCTTGCTTTATTGGGTTGAAAAGCTTCGCCCTAATGAATTTATTATTCCTGATGTTTGGGAAGAAGCAAATGCTTCTATAGTCAATGCTAGAAAATGGGCTCAAATTAATTTACCTGATGAAGTAACTAAAGTAGCAGTTGTACAAGCAAAAACAATTAGAGAAGCAATTACATGTTATCAAACATATAAAGATTTAGGATATAAAAAGATTGCTTTTTCATATGGTGGTAGCTATTATTTAGAGTACTCATCACATCCTAATAAAAATTTAGCTAAAGCATTAGGCCGAATTGAAGTAGTGACTCGTTTATATAATTCTAAAATTATTAGTCATGTAGATAGAGTACATTTACTAGGTTGTCAAGTACCACAAGAGTTTAGTTGGTACAAAGATATGTCATTTATTGAATCAATTGATACATCAAATCCTATTATGGCTACTATTGATGGTTTACCTTATACAACAAATGGTTTAACTGAAAAACCAAAAGCCAATATGAATGATCATTTTTATATGGCTGCTGAAGATATGGATTTTGAATTATTAGATTGGAACATTAAACACTTTAGAAAATTACTTAAATAATGCAAGTATTTCTCCCATATCCAGACTTTAAAAAGTCACTTGAATCCCTAGACAATAAACGTTTAGGTAAACAAAGAGTTGAAACTTATCAACTTATAGCAGGATTAGAAGGCAGACCAACATTAACTGGGAAACCATACTCTAAAGGTAGAGTAAACCATCCTATAAGCAAGATGTTTCGAGATAATATACCTGCGTTAAAACATTATTTAAATGTGTCTATAGACGTTTGGGTTGAAAGAGGCAAAAATAATACTATGAAAAAAGAAGAAATCAATGAAGAAATTACTATGCCTTTTTGGTTTGGAAATGAAGATTTTCATAGGTCACATAGAGCAAATCTATTAAGAAAAGACGCTGATTATTATGGTGCTCATGGTTGGAATGAAAATCCTAAATTACCTTACAGGTGGTATGATATGGATAAGAAACAATGGTACGACCAAACAGCAGGAACAAAAGAAAAAATTTACTTAAAATGAACAACACAGATACAAATCCAGCATGGGAAAAAATGTTTAAAGAAGTTTTAGACGAAATCCTTAAAAATTGTGCCTTCCTTAGCTTGGAAGACTATCAAGAATTAGTTAAATTAGCAAATAAAAAAAACAATGAATAAACAAGCAGTATTGTCACTAAGTGGAGGTATGGACAGCTCCACATTGTTGCTTCATCTACTTGCCGAGGGCTATGAAGTGACAGCACTGTCTTTTG